GAAAAATTAGCGCGGGTAGATATAAAGAAAACAAAAAATCCTAATAATCCTAATATATACTAACCCCCTATATCCCTGGTTTCTTAGGTAAATGTGTGTATTTTGTGATGGATAAACTGGTTATCTGGTGTGGCTGATAAGACAACAGCCCTAATAACCAAGCAACCAAACAATTAAGTGTGTAAATTACGCAAGATAAATCCTGACGAAAGGAGATCAAAATGATCAGCGTCAAACCAGAGGATCTGAACAACATGTCACCTCAGGCGATGATCGCCTACAAGTTCATGGTCAAGGCAGACCGTGAAGACCCTATCAACATTGCAATGGCAGAAGTCGTCAAGGAGCAAGCTCGTGCCGAAAAGATCGAGAACGATCGCAGGGCTAATCCTGATGACAAGTCAGAACGCTTAGCAACAGCCTACGCTAATCTGGCCAAAGGCATCTATGGCGTCAGCTATCCGGATCTGGATGACGATGCCAAGAAGCACGTCAATGAGCTAGCTCAGCTGTGCATCTAGAAACCAGGGCGGTCGGATCTTCGGATCCGGCCGTCAGGGTTATTTTTTTCACGCGATGCAGCCCATGGCTGTCGGTGTGCGGACAACCGGCCCTAGCCGGTTGTGGCTTGTCCGAGATCGCAGGCGTACAGCTGTTAATGGGCGTGCATTGGTCATCGCGTGTACAGATATAAAATCGTTTGTTTTCTTTATCCGGTGAATCCGGAAGAACGGAGTGAATCATGAAAGACAAGTTCGCCAATCGAATCATCAACCGTGAGGACGGCATCACGCACATCAATATCATGATGGACTTCACTTGTGCCATCGCATCACTCAAGTCTGCGTGCATCATGGACAATCGTCCTGACAAGTTCAATGAACTGTCGAAGATCGAGATCTCTCTCGATCCTGATTACGCTCAACGCTTGCTCGATATGCAGATCGGCGTGCGTCGCGTGATCATCGATACGTCTCGATTCCTGTGCATCCTGCACGGCGAGGACGTCACTATATCCACGCTTTGCAAAGTGCAGAGGTCAATGAAATGCTGGGAAGAAGCAATGTCCGAGATGTTCGTTGACGAGTTCTCCGAGTGGACAGTTGAACATCCTAAATCAAACAATCAGATTGGAGCATAACCAAATGAACAATACCGATAAGACTGCAAAGCTGGCACAGTATCACGATCGTAAGAATGCTGGCATGGCTGGCTATGAATCCTATACAGACCAGCAGTATCCGGAGCTGATCTCACCGAAGCACGCCATGCGGATGGATGAGCTGCCTTGGTCTGTCAGGCTTAAGCACATGACTGCCGGCGAGGTCGTGAAGCTCGTGCTCAAGATCATCATCAAGTTCGTCCTCTGGATCATCGTGATCGAAGGCATCGCCATGGGCTTGTTCCTGCTGCAAGATATCAGCAGGTATGGCCTGTTCGGTTAGTAACCAAAAGGGAGGCAGGTTAGTCCCGTCTCCCTTGTTTCTATGAACGGAGAGAAATGAAGAAAGTCAGACTCATTGCCTCGAAGCTCAACGTAGAGATCGAGGCTAACATGATTGCCCTGTACACCGTCGAAGGTGATGATAGCGAAGGCGTCGTAATACCTTTGTCCTACTGTTCCATCGTGGACATCGATGACGGTACGTATCCGGACGACGGTATAACATTTACTTTGGGCCTAAAGCGTGCTGGCGAGCGTGCATATCTCGAGGAGCAGACTGCTGCTAATCGACGTATCAGATTCCCTAGTGATCGAAACATCAGGTTTCCGTACTGTATCCATAAGACAATCGACAACATCATGAACAGCTACTTCATCGATAATGACTTGGCCGAGATATTGATGAAGTTCTTGGATACCATCGAGAACCTCAACTATGAATACCTAAGGTCACATGGTGGAGACACCACTGTGATCAAAGAGATAAGCACGACGATAAACGCCGTGAAGAAGGCTAAGAGAATCGTTAGCAAGAAGCTCAGAACGGAGAAAAACGATGAACATTAAACTCGTCTCTTCGAGAATACAAATGAACATCGAAGATAATTCGATCTATTTGTATATTGCTGACAATGCAATAGGTCAGAGTGTTGTGATACCGATGTCCTATTGCACCATCACGAGTATCTTTGCAGGCTACGATTCAGATGATGACGTGGACTTCACGTTAAGCATGAGAGACGAAGTCCAGTATATCGATTCGAATCGCTATGAAGACCACGACAGGCACATCAAGTTCGAAGGTTGTTCCCATAAGACAGTCGGCAAGATCCTAAGCTTCCGCTTTACTGATGACTACCTAGCCAGAACGATGATGAGATTCATGTTAGCCGTCGAGACTATCAACTACGAATACCTCGAATTGCACGGTGACAATATCGTTGCAATTAAGGAGGTAAGTACAACAGTACGATTCACAGAGAAAGCTAAGAAAATCGTTGGCAAGATAGTCGCTGAGATCGACGAGCCTTGCCAAAGGTACTGAAGAACGGAGAGAAGAATGAAAACAAAAGACATCTACCATTTCCTGGAGATGATCGACAAAGACGGTGTTCGTGATCAGATCGTGCCGTGCTTCATGGGTTGTCCTGGTATCGGTAAGACCCATGAGATCGAACGCTATGCAAAGGACCGAGGCAAGAAGGTAGTACATATCATTGCCTCGCAGATCCTTCCGTCCGAAGTGTCTGGCATAACTATGCCTGACAAGGAGGCCGGCGGCATGACAGTCTATGATCACGTTCGTCTGTCGTCACTGAAAGACGGAGACATCCTGTTCTTCGATGAGCTGCTTCAAGGTCAGCAGCAGGTTCTTTCTGCCTGCCTTACTCTGATCCAAGAGCGAAGGCTCATGAGTGATAAGCCCTTGCCTGATGTCATGATCGTGGCTGCCGCAAATCCATTGGCTCATCCGAGCCAGCTGCCTGCTGCTATCCGTGACAGGTTCCTGTTCATCGGTATGCAGTTCAGCTTTGCCGAATGGAAACAGTACATGAGAGATAGCCAGAACATCATCATCGAAGACAGTATGCAGAATGAGATCGATGCTTGTGATACCACTGTCGCAGGTTGGAACTCACAGACACCGAGAACAGTGACCAAGCTCTGCACATTCATCAGGAACAATATCGATGACGAGTGTCTCGAAGAGTTCCTGTTGGATGCACACATCAATAGCAGGCTCGTCAAGTCTCTCATCATGTCTGCAAAGGGAGTCTCGGCGAGCAGCATGAGCAAGTTCACTGAGAAAGTTGAAGCAGTCATCAAGGGCATAAGCGATACAAAAGATGAGAACATCGTTGTACTCAGCGAGATCAATAGACTTGCAAGTGGAAAGACGTCTGATACATCTACCCTCATGAACATGCTTATGAACATGGATGAATGGGACGATGTCATCAAGCCGATGCTCGAGTCAATGAAACTCTAGAAGAGAGGACATGAAAATGATCAAAATGCACAGGCTTAAACTCGGTAACCTTGCGTTGCCCGAGGTGTATGTCTGCCAGAATCAGGAAGCTGTCGACACTTGTCGCACTTCCGGCATCCCGTACATCAAGTGGTTCTATGGAACTGATACTGACCTGATCCTTTCCATCATGCTGCCTGTGTTGGAGAAGGCAATGCCTGGCGTTGATTGGGACAGGATGTGCCGCATCAAGCGTGGCAAGATCAGGGAGGTCACCGTCATCACTCCGCCGCCCGTGGGCTACACCGTTGAGAAGGACAGCGAATGGAACATCAATAACGGAAGCGTTACTAGTCTTGAGCTTGTCGACAGTGATGAGTTCGATCCAGTTGGTCAAGATGTCGACGAGGGCTTTGACGAAGTTCAGACTGACTCTGCGAATGTTCTGCGCAGGTGTGGTGGCGACGCTTCGCCGAAACAGGAAGAGAACATCAGCATCGAAGACTTCCTTGGTAGCAGTCTGTCTAAAGTTGATCCCGAGATCATCTCAGAGATGGGGCTTATGCCTAAGTTCCTGGGTGAAATCGAGGACAACATCCGCTACAACATCATGCAGTCGTTGAGGTTCCGTGATTCTTATAACAAGAAGCTCGGATGCTGCGTCGGTAACTTCGATACTGAACTGCCGTCATCGAACCTGCTGATCTTGGATGTCTCTGCATCAATCCCGTGGGGCGTGGCCGACACGCTTCTCAAGATGGTAGACACCATGAGGGAGCAGGCCAACGCTGACCTCATCGTACATGCTGCGCACAGCGTGTGGTTTGCCAAGGGCGACAAGCTACCCTCGCCTGGCAAGCTACGCAGGATGTGTCCTCGTGGGCAGGAGGCCCAAGAGTTCAGCAAGATCATCAAGGAGCATGTCTGCGGCAGGAGCTTCGATAACGTTATCTCCTTTGGAGATTACGATGCGCCCTGGAGCGGATATGATGACGTGATCAACACTGCCGTCAAAGAGAATCCGCCGAGTGTAGGCAAGCTCTGGTGCTATCACGTGTACGCAAAGGATCGCACTGGCTTTACCCAGTGGGTAGATGTCTGCTCGCCCAACTGCGAGAAGGAATACAAGACTGGCTGGGCCAAGTGCATGAAGGAGTAACACATGACAGAGGATCCGTGCCCTCCGAAAGGAGGATCGATCTATACCTGGATGTACCGTCAAGGACTGAAGGGTAGAAAGATCGAGGATGTAGTATCCGAGGTCTATGCCAATGGCCATTTCATCAGAGGCAAAGACGAACAGAACTTCTGGAACGGCGTGCATAACAGGCAGCTGTACCAACAAGGTTCTCAGTCTGCCCTCATGATACCAAGCGAGCTCAGGTCGAAGACTTTGCCGTATTCGGATTATCCGATTCATCCGTATCTCAATCAGCCGGAGATTGCAAACAGGTGGGTGCCGATGGATAAGAACATGCGACCGATGATCCGTTGGTCACTCGGTTGCATGAGCCTGTCCGATGCACAGCATTTCTCGAGGATCTTCCGAGGGAAAGTCGTCAAGTCGAAATACGTATCAGAGAATCTCAAAGGCACTAAGCTCATTGCGATAGACGTGGACGGTGACCATGAGGGCGAGCTTGACATCGATGTAATCGAAGCCTTTGCTCCGTTCATGGACCTAACAGCGTCCTTCTATAAACGAGATATAGTGCTCGATCATGTGAGCCCTGATTCGTATGACCTCAAGCTCTTAGCTCTGCCGACTAGCTATCACCTGATCTTCTCGGTAGACAGGCTGATCCCGACGATGCACTTTCCCGAGGCTCACATAGATATCGTGGGCAACACGGCGAACTCATTGCGCCATTGCAAGAACAAAATCTACAACGGTCTCAAGCCGTCACCTATGACGGACGAGATATGGAACTACATGCTCGATTACATCGAGAGGAGGAAGGGATGAACCTGCTCGATTTCATGAAGGCCATGGCTTACAAGCGCATGACCAAGTCCCAATTCGGAGAGATCATGCACAGCGATGATTACTCCGAAGAGGAAAAGGAGAAAGCTCTTAAGGAACTCGCGGCCGCAGGTGGCTACGAGCACCTCGACGAGTAGACGAAAGACTGATGAACGGAGAGAACAATGTCTTTCAAAGACGACATCTGGAAGCGTTTCCAGCAGCTCGTGGAATCTGACATCGATGGTTGCATAACCGGAAGTCTGTTCGGTGAGATCACCGACTTCGACAACTGGGATACCAAGCCTGACATCGATGTGTTCTGCTACAGCCGTGAGGCTCAGTGCTACGCGGTGGGCTACCTTATGAACAAGATGAATCTCGTGCCGAAGGGAGATCGTCCGGAGTTCACGGCCGGCGAGGAATCCAAGATCGGTTCCCTGCTCCATGGTGGATATGGCCGTGGCAAGTTGATCACCCTGAAGTTCGGCAGCGATGATGACGACGTGATCGTGAACGTCTCCACCAAGAATCATCGTGGCCAGCTGTGCAATACCGTCGGTGCGGTACTCGGCACGTTTGATATGAGCATCATCATGAAGGGCTACGACATCCTGTCCGGGAACTATCTGGATATGCGTGAGCAGCAGATAGTCCGAAAGGACATGGTCGATGTGCTCGGTGTGTCGGAGTCTGATCCGATGACGGCGATCCCAAACCAGTTCCGTTATTACAACTATGCCACCTGGGAGGTCGCTCGTTACCTGCGTCAGTGGGAGCGCGTGCTCAAGTATGCCAGCCGAGGGTATGACATGCTGCCGCTTGCTAAGTTCTACAAGATGATGATCGATAAGACAATCGACAATGGCAAGATGTTCAAGACCGAGAACTACGGTCAGGCATACGACGCATTCGTCGAGGACTACTCGGCACTCGCATCTACAATCGACAATTGGATTAAGGAGCATGAGTAATGGATTCTGATAAGTTCTTTAAAAACTACTTCAAGGACCATGACTTCATGTGCAAAGGTTCCCGCAACTGTGATGCGGTCAACTTCTGCATTTGGGCCTGGGTCAAGTACGGAGCTTGCGATGAGGAGGAGTTCCAGCAGAACGTAGGCAGGCTGCTTGAGGATAAGATCGCTGACAAGACGATCTCGATTGATGAGACTCGTTACGACGAGGACTACTTCAATGATAAAATTAAAACCGTATTCAACTATCTCCCCTTGTGGGGTCCTGATGGTAGTGAAGAGGATGCGTTGAACTACGCATTCAACGACTAGAGAGAGGAAAGTCTCATGGGTGTATTGGACTTCAACGGCGGTGGTTCCGGTAACTCCTGGAACTATCACAGTCCTGAGAAGGATGGCTACTCGTTGGTCCTTGATGGACAGGTAGTCGGGATCGACACGCCGATCGCACACAACTTCTCGCAGGACGGCAAGCAGGGTGCTCCGAAGTTCTGGGATGATGGCAACCCTATGCGCAACATCAAGTTCACCGTGGCTGATACTGCGGGCAACTGCTTCGACTGGACCTTCTCGATTTCCAAGAAGCGTCCGACCTCTGCGTTCAACCAGGTGATGCAAGCTATCCTTGCTGTCAATCCGAATGCTACCAGCATTGCGGATTGCATGGGTTACCACATCACGGTGACCACGCAGCAGCCGCCGCAGGGCTTCGGCTACTCGGCGTCTAACCCTCGTCCCTGGTCTGTCCAGATTGGCGAGAAGATGCCGCGAGTCGAAGGCTTCGGCTATGAGGTGACTGACTCTGCCGCATCTATGAAGCGCAATCAGCAGCAGGTTCAGCAGGAGTATCAAGCGCAGCAGGCCGCTCGTCCGGCTCCCGCCATGCAGGCGCCAGTTCCGCAGCAGGCTATGCCGCAGCCGATAATGCCTCAGCAGCAGGCGGTGATGACGCCACAGCAGCAGGCAGCTGTCATGCAGCAGCAGTTTCCCGGGGCAACAGTTCAGTATGCAGCGCCGGCTCAGAATCCTCAGGTTGCGCAAAGAGCGCAAGTCCCTGTAGAGGTTTACGACGAGGACATTCCCTTCTAGAAAACCAAGCCATAAAGAAAGGAACATACCATGGCAAAGATGTATCTCAAGTCCGATCTCAAGTTCGTCGATGGTTATCTGATCGACAATGACGACAACGTCGTCGCGCTTCCCGACGGTGTGGCCGAGCAGATCAACGATCTGGAGACCTGCGTCCAGAAGCTGATGTATCTGGATGAGCAGCCCGAGCCGACGCCTGAGCGTAGCCTCGACGGCTTCGTGCGCAAGTCCATTCGCATGGTGCCGACTGTCAAGGCCGACACTCCGACCCTCGATAAGAAGGTCGCTGAGGGTAAGCAGATCCTCAGTGAGATCCGTGAGCTCGATAAGTCCGAGAAGATCAATGATGTCATCTCTGACTTCGAGGATGCCTTCGAGTGGTTCAAGGTCGAGCGCTTCGTCGAGGGCTCCAAGGTTGTCCGTGTCGACACTCTCGAGATCGGCAACATCCTCAGTGTTGATCCGGAAGAGCTGATCGAGGAGATCGCCTCTTACCTGGACTAACCTAGTTCCCAGGGCCGGGGATCAAAAGGTCCCCGGCTTACTGGGATAACTATTTAAGAACGGAGATCTGATATGAAGAAGACCAACTTCTGCGAGAAACGCAGTTGGTCGCACAACGTGGGTGAGCTCTGGTTAGCAGCAAGACGAGAGCATCTCATGGCATCAGAGGTAAAGAACCTCATCACCGATTACAAGAGAATCAAAGCCGGCAAGATCAAACTGCCCAATGCGTTACAGTTTGCCAAGGTCTATGGCTCGAAGATGAACTGTGATATCGATACGTCATCCTTCGGTCCGATGGCCCGCGGTCACATCATGGAACCTTATGCCGTCGAGGAGTACAACAGAATCAACGGCACTAAGTTCTATCAGTGGGATGACAAGTTGATCACGCGAGGCATCGTTGGATTCTCGCCAGATGCCATGGATATCCCTCAGCTTCCTGGTACCAAGATGGTCGTCAATCTTGATGACGAGCTTGTCGATAAGAATGGCGATGTCAATCCTGGTCCGAATGAAATCTTGGAGATCAAGAGCTACGAGGCAGGCCAGGCATTCCAGAGACTCTCGATGATCGGGCGTGATGAACCGCTTGAGGAGCGTTGGCAAATCGCTACGGCGATGGCTGTGTGCTACACCATCAAGACGGGAACTATCATGTTCTATCTGCCGCAGTGCGGCCTGGAGTTCTCAAAGCAATATAACAGAGCAGATCTTATCGATGAGATCGATATTGTCATGGACATCGCAAAGATGTGGGACCAGTACACCGAGTACATGGACTGCGTCATGATGCCCACAACGAAAGACACAATCATCTCAGAAGATCAGATCTACTCTGATTATCTCAAGGTAAACAATGCGCTAAGCATTTAACGAAAGGAGAGGCACAATGCCTAAGATTACTGACTTCGGTTTCGAGAAGATCGACGAGCTTCCGACAAAGGAGAATGATTGGGAGAAGCTGCTCGAGGCTTTCATGGCAGACGAGTCCGCTACTGCCATGATGAAGAAGTTCGATCTCAAGATCGCAAGCAACAAGGCGGCGTCTATCCGTAAGGCAGCTGATAAGCTGAACGTGAACGTCAAGGTTATCACCCGAGGCGATACCGTCTACGTCACGAAGTAGGTGTCGTATGACGTCTATCCAACCGATTGAAAACAACGGACGTGTTTGCAAAGCAGAGCGAATCAACGAGATTGAAGAGTCTGTCATGAGCTTGTCTGATGAACTCGCCAAGTCGAATGAAGCACTCGATGATCTGGACTTCGCTCTTGATGTAGTGCAGGAACGTCACTGTTCCTACATGGCTAAAAGCAAAAAGGTCCGCAACAAGATGCGTAAGTTGTCGTCTGAACTGTAGGGAGAATGATGAAGATCATCATCACCAATCCTAACAACGGCAGGCGCTGGAGGCTGAGGCCATACTCCAATGGCCTCTGCCTCGCCATTGATAAGTCACCGTTGTCCAAGGTGAATCCGAAGAACGGGAAGCCAATCAAATCAGAGTTTGTCCCATGCGATAGGTATCCATCGACATGGGATCAGGGACTCAAGTCCATGCTTGATTTGATGATGAACGATTCTGAGGATGAGATGGAGCTGGAGATCGAAGATCTGAAAGAAGCTCCTGCCATGCTGAAGGATGTATTTACCAAATGGCTGTCTGATGTGACAGTCGAGATCGAAAGGAACTAACATGCCTGAGAACGATAGCAAGAAGAATCGTAGCGAGACGATCGAAGATAACGTCCGCAAGGCGTATGGCGACGAGAACGTTTCCAACGTTCTGTCCGGAACTTTTGAGGAGATCAAGAACAAGATGGCAGCTCGTAACGAGGAAGTCATCAAGAAGGCCAAAGAGAATGACGCCAGCATCGCGCGCATCTTGATCGACGATGGCGATACTGATCTTGTGTTTCCGTTCAAGAAGCACATCGTCATTGCATCCGATGGAGGCGTTGGAGTGTGCGGAGAGATCAAGCCGAATGATCTCGCAGATCTCGTGACTAACATCGTCAGGGGAGTTCTCATCAATCACGGAGTTGATCCTGATGATGAGCGCACGTTCAACATGAACGCTGCGCTTGTTCTCGAGCTGGCTGCCGTTGACTTCCTTGGCAACGACTCCACGCCGTATAAGATTCTCAAGCGCTTCACTCGTCTCATGGATGCTATTGAAGAGCTTATCGCCGAGTAACCATACTGTCAGGGCCATGCCACCTTTGGGTGGTGTGGCCCTTTTTTTCTTGTAGTAATGGCGTTATCCTGCTATGGTCTCATTGTAGGCATACTGTCATGGAAAGGAGAACTGAATGGCAGGCTTTCTTAGCAAGGAGACAATCGCCGTGGAGGCCGATAGGTTGGGCGTATCGCTCGAAGGACTCTCATGGCCAGAGCAACAGAAGGCAATCGCCGAAGCAAGGCGTGCAGAGAAAGACAAGATGGCGGCGGAGGTGAAACCTGAGCCGGAGCCTGAACCCGAGCGTGAGTCCACCGTTGTTGACGACGCTCGTGAGAAAGAGATCGCTGAGCTGAAGCGTGAGTTGGCCGAGGCAAAGGAGCAGGCCAAGGCTGTTCCTCAGGTGCCTGTGGTATGCGAGCTTGGCGTGAACGTCGTTGAGCCGACCATCGAGGACTACGACCGCGTCGTGCTTATTGCTTCTCCTGAGCAGAAGCCGACTCCGCAGCAGCCTGGTAAGTATTACGAGGAAGTCGGTACTCAGAAGATCACGACCGAGCGTAGCCTCGATGTCGGCAAGCTCAGCCCGTTTGGCCCGAACGAGAGTGGTACCAAGGTCGTCGACTATGACGTCAAGGATACCGGTCGTCCAGTAAACGCTGAGTCTACTATGCCGAAGTATAGCTGCCTGTTGACCTACAGGCCGACCAAGGACTTGTGTGCTGTCGCTGAGTTCCAAGGCCACAGGGGTTATCTGTGGACTCATCAGCGCCTTCCGAATGTGAAGTCTCTGCTTCAGCAGATGGGCGTGTATGAGGAGTTCCATGAGCTCTGGGACAAAAGGCATGGTGCAAAGTTCTACCTCGGTGGTTTGATCTGCGTAGACATCAGCTTTACTGACGAGACCATGCAGCGAATCGCGAAGGAGCTACGCCGTCGCGCTAAGGCTGGCGAGGATGAGATTCTCTAGCATGTTAAACCGGATAATGAATTATCCGGGTGAGATAGCTTACAGGTCGTCGTGGCCCGAGAACGTCTGGCTCTCGGTTGGTATGCACGGCAAGCAGCAATGCCTCTTGTATCACGACGACATAGCAACCTGGCCATATTCCGTGCAGCAGGCCGATTTATTCGCAAGTGATTGGAGGACAGAGGATGGCTAATTACATCGAGGGCGGTAAGCCCGATGTCGAGAAGGCTCTTTTAGTGGCGTTCGATACGCCGCCATACTTCGACTTCTATTCCACGATAGCCATGAAGTATAAGTCGTTCGAGTTCTCCGACGAACTTACGGATACCGAGAGGATGTCGGAGTACGCGAAGATCTATCAGCAATTCAGGAAGTTCGTTGGTTCTAAGAAGGCGATGGTTATGGATAGGCGAGATAGCCTTGAGAGCCTTCGCGCCTGGTTCGAAGACCAGTTAGCCAAGTCCGATGTCTATCCATCCAACAGGATTGATATGGTCTACAACAGCCTGAAGGTTGATTGGCTGCGCCAAGCCATAGGAATAATCGACATGCTCATGGAAGAGATAAACGGAGGTTATTGATGTACATCCCAGGTAAAGACGACGACGAAGCCCTCGACGGTATCGATCCCGAGGATCTCGAGATTGATGATGAGGACGTCGATCCCGATGACGAACCGTGGACCGAGGAGGACGACGAAGACGAGGACGACGACGAGGAAGGCGAGGAGGAAGACAATGGGCCTGAGGATCTCGCTGCTGCTTTTAAGCGTGTGCAGAGCATGGACAAAAAGGATCCTGAGGACTCAGTGGACGATCGAGGCGAAGACCCTGAAGGGGACGCCGATGACCAGGATGGAGAGGATGACTCCGAGGTTGACGACGGAGACATTGACGACGATCGAGGATCTTCAGCTCTGCCTGGAGAGATTGATTACACTGCTGTCAAACGAGGCCTGATCGAGAACCTTAACAAGTCTGCCATCGCCAAGGCAGCCAAGGAGTTCAGGGATGCTAAGATCCGTGAGTTCCAGATGAACGACTTGTATGAGCGCACCTCCGATGGACGTGTGATCTATCACAACCCGGATGATCCGAACCGCCCGTTCTCGTCTCGCATGGAAGCTCAGTCCTGGATCGATTCGTTCAACGGGCAGGTAAGGAACGAGCTTAAGCGCAGGGCCCTGGAGATCAGGAACGAGGATGCAGGCTCTATCCTCCCGTCGCTCAGGCTCATGGACTTTGCTCCGTCCTATGATGCCATGGATGATTCTGTGCGCGAGATGTTCGATGATCTGATCGAGGGCTATGAGGTTCTGGATTCCAACGGCAATGTCGTCGGATACAACTGTGACCTCGATAAGATGGCATCGAAGGCCGAGCGCCTGGCTTCACGCTTCTCCAAAGCCAAGCCGTCGAAGCGTCGCACGAAGGCGACGAAGACTGCCAATGAGGGAACTCGTCAGCCTTCTTTGGATATGAGGTCCCATGGCAGTGGGGGTAATGGTAAGATGAAGCGCGAACCTCAAACTCTTGAGGAAGCCATGCTACGACTTCGTCAGCAGAACAAGTAAAGGAGAAAGAAATGGATAAGATGCAGCAGAAGATCGAGAAGATTTTCAACAGGCAGAAGGCCGGCCTCATCGCCAATCTTGAGATGGCCAAGAGTCATGCTCATGCGTGGAACAAGCTGCTCGATATCAAGCGCATTTATCACGCCGTCACGGGTGAGGATCTCACTGATTTCGATAAGGTTCTCAAGGCAGCCGACGAAGCTGCGGCCATGTATGAGAGCACCCTTAACATCGTGAAGAACACGGGCTTTGGTGCCATGGCCCTGGGCGACACTGACTGCGAGTTCAAGAACCCCATTGACGAGGTCGTCGAGTTCAATGATCCAAAGTCGTGGGAGGATGTGTTCCATCAGGCGCTCCTGCACGAGGCTGCTGCTGCTGCCGGCAACGGTATCGAGCAGATCCGTGCTCGCCTTATCTCCGAGATGGAGGAAGGCACCAAGTGCTCTTGCGATGCCAAGTGCGAGGGCTAATAGTCCAAGGGATCTAATAGGTCCAGCGGGGGTCGAGGCGTAAGCCCCGGCCCCCTTTTTCTTAGGAGGCGTCATGGGTAAACCCAGGGTGTTTTATAAACCGGTAGAGGTTCTGATCGTCGAAGACGGTCGAGTAAGAAAAGGATGGTACACACAGGAATGCGTACCAGGCGGCGACGGATTCGCCTATGACGGCGAGTGTACGCCGATATTCGATAGCGTCGATGATCTCGTTGGTTGGCTTGCCGACAACGCAGACTCAATGCCGACAGCCGAGGTGGCATAGATGGCGGAGCTAGTTACCGTCCCAAAGTATTACAAGCCGAGGCCATATCAGCAGGCTTGCTGGATGCGCAGGAGGACCGGCCAGGATAACTTCTATTTCAAGATCTGGGGCCGACAGCTCGGCAAGGATACCGACGACATCGAGAATGCACTCGATTACTCATGGCGCCATCCTGGCACGAGAACCGCATACATCGGCCTCGACAACAAATGGGTAAACGAGAATATCTTTAACAAGTACATCGATGGCAGGAGGTTCTGGGACGACTTCCCTCAAGAGCATATCGTGGTAAAAGACACTGCAAAGGAAGTCACGTTTGCCAATCACCCAGAAGACAAAGCAGAGGCGCGCATCAAGTTCATCGGTTTCCAAAACGATGCAGCGCTTATCGGTTCTTCCTACGATCGCTTTGTGATATCGGAAGCCAGTCTGTATGGACCGAATGCTTTCCAGTTCATCGAGCCGATCTGGGAGAACAAGCTCGCCAATGGTGAGGACCTGGCTGTCTATATGAACGGCACGCCTCGTGGCATGAACAACGTGTACACGAAGATAATCCAGAATTATACCGGTGTCATGGACCCGATGGATTTCCCTGGATCACACAATGTACGTGGGCGTTATCGATCGTATGTTGACGTTGTCACCATCGAGGATGCTATGCGATGGGACGAAGACAAGCATGAATGGGTGCGCCTGTACACACAGGACGACATCGACGCCATCCATGACAAGTACATCAGGCAGGGCCTGGAGGAACTGTTCTGGCAAGAGTTCTATTGCAAGTTCTCGACAGTCAACTCGGGCCTGGTGTACAGAGGCATTGAGAAGCTGCGCGACGAGGGACGCTACTGCCGCTTTAACATCAATGACCGTGAGCCGGTCTATGTTGCATTCGATATTTCCTCGAAGGGCAAGATGACCGACGCCACGGCCGGCATCGTGTTCCAGTTCATCGGTGGTCGCATGATGATCTGCGATTACATCGAGGAGCGTGGCCAGTCTCTCGCTCAGGTTGTGGCCACCCTGGCTCATGCTGAATGGTGGAAGTATGTCAGGGTTGGCTTCTTGCCCTGGGACTCTGAGAGATCTGCATCTTCCGAGACGCCGATTGAGGAAGTGACGCGTATGTTCCCATCGGTCACTTGGCACGCCTTGGATAAAGAGCGAGTTGACCGAGGTATCAACCTGGTGCGTGAGCTCATGCCAAACATGTGGATCAATTCCGATAAGTGCTCGAGGCTCAACGACGCCTTCGATGCTTATGAGTACAAGCGTCTCGAGAAACAGGATGACTGGTCTGCCTTGCCCATCCACAACTGGGCGAGTCATGGTATGGACGCACTGAGGTACGCGGCCATGGGTATCCGTGAGATGGATTACCTGAACATCAACTCAACTGGTCGTCCGATAGAAGTGCCGACTAACTACGAGTTCTTTGGTGAGTCGAATGATAGGCCACCGTCGAAGCCGATAACCTACATGACCGAAAAGGAAAGGAAGGAGTTCCTTCATGGAAATGGAGCAAATACCTACGGATGGTTTTGATCTCCTCAAGAAGCGAGAGAAGCAAGTTCTCTCTCATGATCCCAAGAGGATGATAGTAGGCCATGCGGAATCGTTCCTAGCTGAGCCTGGTCTCTGGGAGAACTACGAGGATGAAGCGCTCGCTAAAGCCGAGACCATGCTGAGAGACTGGATCACCAAGATGTCCGAGATCCCAGGCTGGAAGCGGGTTATCAAGCGCCGCAAGTACACGTTCTCCATGCTGTTCAAGATGGTCACCGGCGATGACTACGAGCAGAAGAAGCACGCCAAGGAGATACGCATGTGGACTAACCTGTTCCGCTACTACTCCTCTCGCGTGCAAAAGGGAGGCTCGATTAACGGCAGGACCTATAGCAAGACCATCTATACGATCTCGCCTAAGAGACTCAAGCGTCCTCCTTATTCTGTAAGGCTCAGGATACCCTGGATGGCGGAGAACGGTGTCAGGCCTGACGAGAGGACTATGCACTGTCACGAGGCCAACGTGCTTCTACCAGGGCACGCCAGGAATCCTAACACCGATGCGAACATGAAGCGCAGGAGCGAGGAGGCGAAGCGTCGTTACAATGAGCGATACAAAGATCGAAAGCACTGAGATCATCAAGGCAAAGCCCATGCCGACGTCTGAGTCCATGGACGACTACATCGCTAATGTCTCTCTGTTCCGGACGATTGGGCAAGTCGTGGCCGGCCGTGATATGGCTGGAACGACGAAGACCTTCTTCGTCATGAACCTGTTCTTCAGCGCTGTGTTCGACATGGACATCTCTCTGATCTCTGAGATCGTAAAGCGCATCGATGGCACTGCACCTGAGAAGGGGGGTACAGATGGGTGCAGCTCTATCTTCTCAGATGCACTCAACGATGTGCTAAACTATGAGGACGCCAAGCGCCTGACGGTATTTCCTGATGATCCGGCGATCATAGCTCTCGCGAAGGCTACCGTGTGCATAGCGAACAGCAATCCCGGCATGAACATGCAAGCGAGGAAAGACAGGCAGAAGGCGGTGCAGATGATACTCGACCGCACTGAGGGTCGTCGCAATGAGCCAGCGAAACCGACCGTGGCGATTGAGTACAAGGAACCGGATTGGATGTCCTTGCCGAACGGAGAGAACAATGAAGGAAAAGCTGAGTGTTGACGTGGCCATGCGTCGTATCCAGGAAGTCGTCGCGAAAGAGACGCCGATGCCCGTGAAGATCAAAAGCGGAAAGGGTCTCTTTGAAGACACCTGCTATGCCGCTTGCCCGACTTGCGGGTTTCAGGCGGATCCGTCCTGGAGCTATTGCCCTAAGTGCGGGCAGGCAATCTCGTGGTAAAAGATATTATTGCGATGATCATACTGGTCATCGTCGTTGTACTGGTAATCCCATTCGCCATCATTTGCATGTCAGTATGGCTGTCAGGCATATGTTGAACCAGATGGATAGGAGTTTCCTTGGGCACCAACTACTACATCAGGAAAGTCAAGCCGATCGAAGTGAGGCCTGAGTTCCACATCGGAAAGAGAAGCTGTGGATGGAAACCTCTGTTCGAGTCGTATCATTCTGATGCGCCGTATGGATATAACGTCGGTGTCAACCGACCGTATGTCGACAGGGTGTCAGATATTAAAGCGCTAGTCGAATCCGGCGAGTGGGAGATCATCGACGAATACGACAATACTGTCACCTATGATCAGTTCATTGACCACATGGATACCGATTACGATATCGAGACTGAGCGAAAGAGCCATCTTGGAATCGGCATCGGTGCGCATCGTGGAGTTGATGGGCGCGAGTATACCGATGAGGAGTTTAGCTAATGAGTGTGATGGACAATATGCTTCGCATGTATTGCGAAAACTGTAAGTTCAACAAGCCAGGTAGGAAGAGCGATTGCATGATCAAGAAGGTCATGGTCTACGATGCACCATGTTCAAAGCAGTTCCATACATGGTGTGAGGGACAGACGCTTGGTGGCAACTGCAAGCAAAGGAAGCCGAAATAATGGGACCTATGATGAACAGGATATACACGATCCTTCTCCTGGGAGTTCTCCTTGTAATCGCGATCTGCACGAGCGATAAGGGGGAACCGCGATGATACCTAACCATTACATCGGAACCGGCGGTATCCAGGTAAAGGACGTGATGAAGGCGTTCATGTCGCCTGAGAGGTACGCCGGCTTCTGTCAGGGAAACATCATCAAGTACATCCTGAGGTACAAGAAGAAGAATGGCATCATCGATCTCGAGAAGTGCCACGATTATCTGGATGAGCTTATAGACACCGAAAAGAAAATGGGAGAGAACTATGGGACACAACAGCATCGGAGCGGTTACGTGGCCGGCGGTAGTAACGTTCAAAGACGTCCGAGTCGATAAAGCACAGGCCATGAAGATCGTCGAGGAGGCGTGCGAGGTACACTCCGCCTTCGAGAGGTATCGCCTGGCGAAAGATGCTACCAGCTACCTTGAGATGGAGCAGGCCAAGATGGACATGGTTGAGGAGATTTCCGATGTCATGCAGGCCTGCTCCAACATGCTCGCAGCGCTTGGAGTGTCTGACATGCGCGACGAGATGCGCAAGTGCGCTGATCGCAACAAGGCCAGGGGGCGTATGTAGATGGCGGTAGATCATTCGAAGGTCGGTAAGAGAAGCCGTAGGCGTGGAGCAGATGGCGAGCGAGAGCTTGCTCATGCCTTATGTACTTATGGCTTCGACGCCCATCGTGGCCAGCAGTTCAGGGGCGGCGGAGATTCTCCAGACGTTGTAGGACTACCCGGCATACACATAGAATGCAAGCGTGTTCAGAGTTTGAATGTCGAGAAAGCCATGGTGCAGAGCCGCACTGATGCTGAAGGGACCGATGATGTTCCGGTCGTCATGCACCGCAGGGATCGTGAGAAGTGGAAAGTCACCATGGATCTCGATGAGTTCATGAAGATGTATATCGCTGCGACAGATGCCGATGTTCCAAGGTTTCCAACTTGTGCCCTTCACAAGGAACCGGATATAAGCTAAGATCTATTCGAATGTGGTCTTCCCGACGCCATTCCCCTGAGAAACCCGTCTGCTCTTTACTCTCTGTTCAGCAGGCGGGTTTTTCATGTATAATGGCTGTCAAAGTCGCTCGTCAGTTTATAGGAGACAGGGGTTGCAACCCTGGGCTGGCGAGAGCGCAACAAGCCTGAGCTACGGTAAGAAGGTGAGCGCGGGACTCCGGGTTTCGCCCGGATGATAGGCTGACAACTATAGGAGGCATCGAGCTTCGGCCCGGTGCCTCCTTCCCGTTTACGGGATAATGACGTCTTTCAAGTTATTGTAGCTAGTGATCTCATGCCTATCGAGGCCAGTCCCATGCGGACCCTTGACCTGCGCCCAGGTATCCAGGCCGTATACCAGGCCGATCTTGGCGGACTGGGAGTAGGTCTTCTGGAGAATCTGGAACATCCTGAAGCGGGCAGGACCAGACATTCGGATGCGATAGGTGCGGACAATCATGCCCACGCGAACCCATTCCTGATGGTTCTCCTGGAGCTTGTCATAATTCATGGTGCGTTTCACATGGAACTCTCGGCCATAGTAATCCGTACCGGTCACATCGATCGTCAAGTCTCCGATGAAGTAATCGAAATCAAACTCAAGCTGCTCGAGCCATATCGATTCGTTCGGCGGCTGCCTTGCGGACAGCTCGCCTGTCATGAGGAGCACACCACCGAAGTTCGGCTTGGTGTCCTCTTTCGGCATGGTGCATGGAATCATATCGATCTTGTCAGGCGTGATAACGCCAAGACCTTCCCAGTGATCCTGGGAATCGATCGACATGATATGCAAGATGCGGAGGCTGGTGTCATAGGTATATGTCCACCATGCCTTCGCAGAGATGTCGTAGCACAGGATGACGTTATCTAGCCCAGAGCCATCGGTCTCTGCCATCACTAGGTAGATGATGCCATCGATATACACCAGTCGAGCATTGTTAAGCCTGTTGCCCAGACGATCGGTGAAGATCGGCTTGAGCTGGTCAGACACATAGCTCACGCGCAGCTGGTTGTTGTATTCCATGGCGTGCGTCGTGAGGGCCAAGCCATAACGGCTCACTGCGTACAGGCCATCATCGAATACGCCGCAGCCCCAGCGAGAGTTGCAGCCCACGACGTTACTGACCTCCTCGGTCATATAGCCCTTCGAGGACATCTCGTTCGTGACGCTGACATTGGTCTCCAAGAGATTGAATCGCTTGACCTGTCCGGTGTTCGGGTTACCGCACATGATGGTGACGATCGAAGATGCAGAGTAAGTCTTGTGCTTCAGAACATTGGAGATCGTGATGCCGGTGCCAGGCTCAATGTCGACAAAGGCGCCGCCGACTCCTCGTGCCACGGAAAGCTCGTTGCCAGGATTACCACCGATGTACAGGCGGTACTCCAGGTCTCCGCCCCAGAAGTACAAGCGGCCATCGATATGCGTCATGTACTTCGCATTGACGCCTTTGGTCGTGTTCTCCGTTGGGATCTCAAGGCTGACGTTGGTCCACTGGCTTGTGTCGGCCAGGGCACCGAGCCACGCATAGCGCCACTCTCCTCCGTCATTCAGGTTCACATGGCCGGCGAAGGCGAACTCAGTGTTGTCATCCATGGTGAAATAGATGTCGACGCCAGTGATATCGTAGCCAGCCGGAGCTGTGCCAGACACTTCCATGTACTGCGCAGCGGACCATTCCACCGGTGATGCGGATACCATCTTCGCAGAGATCGGCGATCCCATCGTTGATCCGAAGATGTTCGTGTACACATAGCAAACCTGGATGCGGGATACCGTGCCATCAGTAAGCGAACCTCTGTTCGTAAGAGTTGGCGCAGTTGTAGGCTCTGGGACGAGCCTGTAACTTCTAACCCCCTGGCTTGTCAGGGTCGCCAGATCGCCGACGAAGCACTCGCTCTCATCAGAGAAGCAAATGAGCTTGGAGGCGTAATATGCGACCTCAGTCCACACCTTGCCAGTGCTAGAGCCATCGTGATCAACAACGGGTATCTGAGTCCATGAGGACGGATCATCGCCCAGCTTGTGTACGTAGAGAGATCCATCGGAGAAAGCGCATATCAGATTGTTCTTCTGTAGGCAGGAAACGCCTGTGAACTGAAGGCCCTTCGGCGCGGTGGCGACGAGCTCATCATCGTCTCGAGTCTCGATGCCCTTCGTCAGAGATAGTGAACAGTTGTTCTGGACCATCAGGAAGTTGTCCATTAGGTCCGTCTGGCCATCGCTGAACGGCGATGCAACTGGGTTCCAGCCGGGCGACTTCTCGTCGATATTTATGCCGGCCCATTGGCGCAGGCTTGTAATGCGCGGCTCGCTCGACGAGATCGCTGCCTGTGTCGCGGACTGCTTCTTCTTGGCCATGGGTTACACCACCTCGTACCAACCAGGGATATCCCATCCAACATGGTCCGGCTGAGTGGCCATGGAGTTTGCTTCGCGCATTGCGGACAACAGCTTCTGAGCATTGTCGGTGAGATCCTGCATACGCATTTGGGCAACAGGACTACCGACGCAATGCAGGGCAGCGACTCGCATGACGAGATAGTTTGGATCGGGAATCTCGTCGAACCACTTGTCGAGCTTGTATTGCTCGGAGATCTCAGCCTGTTTATCCGCGTCCATCTTTTCAAACTCGTCGGCACGCGGCGGGATATCAGGCATCTCGATCTCACGCTGCACGTCCATCACGGCAATCCTGTGGCGTTCATTCGGAGACAGTACCCTGTTGAACGTGACGATCCTACCGATCACAGCAGCACTCAACCTGTTGTCATCATAGTTGACCTGGCCGTGCTCGCCATACCACCTTCGCCTACCACCGTTCATCTCGCCCATCGACGAGAACGGAACCGTATAGAAGTCATTCGTCGGGTTACCGCACCTATCAGACCTGCACATACGAATGCCGTCATCGTGTAAGCCGGAGGGCTTGTATACCCAGTCAGGCAAGCGGAACTCCGGTATAGTGCCAGGCTTACCAAAATCGTCGCAGGTGCCGAGGACTAAGCGCTCCCTGAGCCAGAGCCAGTCTTCCTCTTTCTGGAGCTCCTGGAGAACCAGACGAAGCTCCATGATCACTTCGCGATATTTGTCGTCGGTGAACTCGAAATCGAGCAGGACCTTTTCCTGTGCGTAGTACACCTGTTGGACGAACTCATCGAGTGTCATCGACCTCATGGTCATCCTCCTCATCTTCTATGGGGACGAGACAAAAGTTGCGCAACCGCACGACGATCGTCTCGTCCCCGACGCCCTATTACTTGCTGTTCTTAGGCGGGAACGGCTTCTTGCCCTTGGGCATCAGCTTGACCTTACCTTTGCCCTTAGGCATCGGTTTACCTTTACCCTTGCCCTTAGGCTTCGGCTTACCCTTGCCCTTGGGCTTCGGCTTGCCTGCCGGCATCGGTTCGCTACCGGGCATCGGGAAGTTCTTTTTCTTCTTCTTGCCGAGCATCGGGGCCGTATCGCCCATAACGTTCGCCATGGCATCCATGAAAGACATTTGTCTCCTCCTTAGAAAAAAGGTGCCTACCAGCCGATTGTACATCGACCGATAAGCACCTGTGCAACCAGTGGGTCGGTTTACTTACCGCCCTTCTTGCCCTTCTTACCGCACTTGGCCATATAAATCACCCCCTATGCCTGACGCTTTCTCTGATCATAACCCGAAGCCATTCGCTGCCAGTAGTCACCGGAGGCAGACTGTGATGTGTTGCTGCTGCCGGTATTTAGGTCACTGGCCTTCTTGTTGGCCATATCGGGCCTGATGAACGAGAAGTCATCGGGCTTCACAGGACCCTTCTTGTGAGCATCGAAGAAGTCAGTGTTAAGCCATGACGGAGGCTTCAGGGTGTGGTTGGCACCGTCAATCATGTCCTTCGCGAGGTCAGGGTGAATGTTGTTGAGCTGAGCTATGTAGTCAGCCGCAAGCTCCCTGAAGCCTTGCTCGGCATTCATAGCTGCTTCGTTGCGCGAATTGTTATTCTGGGCAAGCGCCTCGAAGTAACTGTTGTCAACCGAGTTGATATTCTCGCGCAGGTTGCGAAGGGTAGCCTCGTCGATCGTGTCATCTTGGTCGGCGAGCAGGTCAAGATAGTCGTAGAGGAAACTGCCGCGCATAGCACCGCCGGCTGCATCTTTGGCCTGGCTGGCAGTATCTTGCAGCTTCTTATGCTGCGAGAACCATTCGCTTCCGGCTTTCCTCTTGGCCTGTGTGACCTGCGTGTCACGGAGGAATTTGTTCTGCTGGTCGCTAGTATCCAGCAGGGACATAGTGTCCTCGTAGTTTCCGAGCGTGGTCTTGTAGTTGTAACCGGTGATGCCGGCGAGGTTTTCGCCGGCTCGCTTCTGCTCATCGGATGGGCCGGTGGAACCACCGCCACCGCCACCACCTCCGCCGTAGCCACCACCGCCGCTAGGCCATCCGCCCGATACGGGTTGATTGCCTTGAGGTGTGGCGGCAGCACCGTTTAAGACTTCGGTGTTTCCGATTCCGATACGCGGAGCTCCCGCCATTTATATCACCTACTTACTCATGAAGTATGCGTTGGTCACCTTGCCGGTCGAATCGGTCACGAACTCCAAGGTGTCTTTCGTGTAATCGGTCTGATGGGCTGCCTGGCGGACAACGTCGACATTTCCGTTTGCAGGACCGGCCGGGCCCTTGGGACCGGTGAGACCCTGCGGACCCTGAGGGCCAGCCTCGCCACGGGGACCCTTGGGACCGGTGAGACCGGTGTCACCCTTGTCACCCTGAGGACCCTTGGGACCGGTGAGACCGGTGTCACCCTTATCACCCTTCGGACCTGCCGGACCAACAGGACCAGTGAGGCCCTGAGGACCCTGCTCGCCAGGATCGCCCTTGGCGCCTGCGGCTCCAGCGGGGCCTGTGGGGCCAGCCGGACCCTGGGGACCGCGTACCAAACCTGCATCGATAATAGCCATATTTAAGCCTCCGGGGTCTCGATGATCAGGTGGCCCTGATCGTTGATGGTGTACTTTGTCTTAGCAAGCTGCTCGTTGACAATCCTGCGGATGTCAGCTCCTACCGTTTCGGATGTTACCTGAGGAGTTTTCCACTCTGAAGTCCCGTCACCATTAGCGGTCAACACTTGACCAGTTGTGCCTTCGTTCAGCGGGATGGCCAGCTTGCCACCGAACTTGGTAGTCGTGTCGTCTGAAAGGGCTTTCAAGTCCTTCAGATCGACTAGCTTGTCTTCAACTTTAGCCATACTCATGCTCCTATTCCGAGGTACGCCTTTGTCTCTTCGACGGTCGCAACCTCTATTTTATCAATCTTTTCCGTGAGATTTGTATCCAGATGCGACCTGCTAATCGAGCCAGGTTTGATGCCTATTGTCGTGCCAGTGAGAGCGATCGTCTGATTATCGGGCGCAACCAGACCAGGCGTCGTGTCAATCGGTAGATCGAGCACGCCGATTACAGCATTATCTTTTACGACGGCAGGGAGAATCTTATTAGCAACATTGGCTGTCTGGACCATATAGCCGATAAGAGATCCGTCGTTGTTTTTGAAGTTCAGATCTCTCGTGGTGACATGTGAGGCATGGAGCTGGGAAATCACGAGATCTGTGATCTTAGTACCGTCCAGATGGGTAATCTCAGATGTCGATCGATTATGCAACATCATGTTAGCCGGCTTATTCAGCACGTTATCCCAGCCAACGCTGAGCGTACCGATCTTCGTGACTGTATAGTCGCCGGAGTCATCGACGGACGAACCGATGATGCCGACTGTGCCAGCCTTATCAATTGCCAAGTCTCCGTCAATGATGAAACGGGGATCCTGGAAGGCTGTGGTAGCCGTGTTAGCCGGGATCCTCAGTACACCTTCAGACGGTATGGTAAGCGAAACAAGGTAGCGCACAGAAAAGCCCTGGACGCCCTGCCAATCCTCTACCACGGTCCACGGGCCGCCATCCTCAGCGATGACAGGCTCGAATCCCCTGATGTACAGGTCGAACTGATTGTCGTCGTCCTTCACGATGAAGGCTCGGTTGACCGGGGTATCGTCGAACGCAGGCAGCTGGTCGGTGGTATAGATGCCGCCCTGGATGTCAACAGACTTACCGTCAGCGCCCCTGGGCAGACCGAAGTCCACGGTGAACTTGTTGCCGATAGCATCGGTGCGGGTGATCTTGACAGTCGGGGTCTTGGTCTCCTCGACCTTGCCGATCTCCATGATGGCAGGCTTGCCATCTTCACCGGGAGCACCGGTAGCGCCCTGCGGACCCTGCGGTCCTCGCAGGCCGTCTTTGCCTTGAGGACCGGGAGCACCATCACGGCCATCCTCACCGGGATCGCCCTTGTCGCCCTTGGGGCCGCGAGCAGGCTTGCCCGTCGGCACACCACCGATTACCCAGTTGCCGGAATCATCGATCTCCAGGGATTGCAGCACATCGAAATCGACCTGGCTCGTGAAGAATACCTTGCCGCCCTCGACTGCCTCGATGGTGCCGAAAGCCATGCGACCGTTGAGCGTGAAGATCACGACGTCATTCACGCGCGGGATCGGCATGGACTTCCATTGGGAATTGTTACGCCCATAGTGCATGAGCGTAGAGATGTCCGTCTGATAGGCATAACCCTCGCCCATCGGCTTACCGAGATCAACGGAACACAGGAAGATCCTGGAGCCGGTAGATCCAGCAGGGATCGGGATATGGGTCACCGTGGACTTACCGTCCCTGGTGACCATGAAGTCCATGACGATAGTCTCACCGGCAACAGGACGCTCCGGCTTAGCGGAGACCTTGATTACGCCGGCCGAGAGGTTAGGCGTCTGGTAGACGGTCTCGCCGTTCTCGTCCTCCACGATGGAGAACTTGAAGGTATCCTCGTCTACCTCGACGCCTGCAATCATGACACCGCGACCACGCGGGCCTCGGCCGATCGTCGAGATGGCCGGGAGCTGGTCATCGCATTCTGTTGCCGTGAAGTCCGGCTCTATATACGGCCTGGAGTTGCCGTGGCTAACGAGGTCCGGGATGCCCATGCAACCCGTGTGGTCATGTGGGATCATGTCTCGCTCCTTACTTGGCGTTCGCGCCTATCTTTGGCGCAACTTTCCACTGATCGGATTTTCGCACAAATGCCTTGTTCTTTGAGCTGTCACCGACGGCTACGTTTTTCACATCGCGCCAAGAGCCCGACTTGCGGATCTTTACGCTGCCGCCGTTACGGTTACAGGACTGCATGGTTCCAGACTTCCTGATAGCAAACGGGAAGTAGTCGAGGAACTCCATGAAGCCGGGGATCGTGATAGGCAGAGGCGAAGGATAAATCGGGTTGGCCATTACGTAGTCGCCGGTACCGCCGATATACAGAGTACCGTCGCGTCCCTGCGCACTTGCGCCAAACTCCTGTATCTTGCCGACGTAGATGTATCCGTTCCCCGGAGAGCTTTGGCCAGGATCACCGCAGCTGAAGAACCAGCGATACCAGCCAGGAGTTCCGGATGCCGACCAAGCAGGCCTTCCGGCTGCCCAACTCGGTGCGTTAGATGCAGAGCCGTTGGTCGCAGAGACGTTCTCGCGGAACTCGCCTTTCGTGTTGTTACCGACTGCTACAACTTTGCTGTTTTGCCATGCAAAGTAAAAGTTGGACGAGCTGACGATCATGACGGACTCATACATAGCAGCGATAACGGGGTCAGAAATCTCGCCGTTAAATCCGACATACACCGAGTAGTCGTCATACACAGCGACAAATACGTCCATATGAACAGACGACATCGACGGCCTGATGCCGGCGGTGCCAGGCAAGGCGAAGCAGGTAACCGCCTGAAGATTATGCGCTTCGTCCTCGCCCGCCTGGTCGATCCTTACTTTCTTGAATCCAACTAACTTCGCCATGCTAGTTCACCTGCACGTCGTTCTCACCGTCAGCATCGGTCTTGATCCAATTGGCCGAACCTCCGCCATAGACGTTCATGTTGCCGATTGCGATCTTGTCGGTGTTGGGCCAGGTGATCTCGCCAGTCTCATGGTCGAGCGTGCCGCCTTGGTAGATCTTGGCAATGATCGCTTCCAAGCCGGCGATGGTGAACTTCTTCAGATCGCCGATCTTGTCATCGATCTTCTTGTCTAGGTCTTTGTTCTTGGCGTCGATGTAAGCCTTTACAGTAGGCTGTCCGCCAAACGAGTTCTCACCATGGCCAGTCTGGTTGAAACCTAGGTCAGCATGGAGATGGTCGAGCGCATCCTTCAGATGGTTGTCATCCTGCTTATCGATGTAATCGATGATGTTCTTGGCAACCTGGCCATTGATGGTAATCGGGGAGCCGTTGATGATCTTCTTGATGTCCTCGACAGTGATGCCGAGAACCTTCGCGAAGTCATCGATGTTCGGTACCTCAACATCGCCACCGATGCCAAAGGCCAGGTTGACTGTCCACGCCTCGTTAGCAGGGGGTGTGTTAAAGTCATCCGGGCCAGTGCCATCCGGATACACGAGCTTCTCATGCCAATAAGACTCAGTGGTCTTCTTGATGTACAGCGTAGCGACACCAGCGCCGACCATGTGATCGGGGTCCGTCGGCTTGCCGCCGTCATCCGTCTGCCAGATGTACGGGATTGCCGGCGTAGTCCAGGACCACTCGTCACGGCCGGGCCTGCGATAGATGAAGGTGATCGTGAAGGTCTGCGGGATGGTGAAGGGACGCAGGTTGTACTGATAGCTCAGACATCCGCCGTTGATGTTCTGGCTGATCCATTCAGAGGACCAGGTCTTGGTAGCCTCATCGTAGACCACGCCCTTCAGCTTAGTCTCGCATTTGGAATCGCTGGCGATCTCGACCTTGCAAGAATCACCCTTGATGCCCCTGCCGACACGGGAAAACATTGGCAGCTGATCATCGCAGGAGTCTGCGCAGCGGTCCGGATTGATGTGATGGTCGTGCATGTTTCTATTCCCTCCTGGTTCCCAGGTGCGCTGTCGGCGTGACGACTATGGTGCCGTTGAATACCAGGTCACGCTTGTTTGTTCCGGTCTTCGCAAACACCGAAAATCGCCTGGCGATCATTGCGTCCGAAAAACTTTTGGCCCCTATATCCGACTCTATGCTGACACGGACAATCCAGTCATCATCTGGATCAAGACTGGCCGTTGCCACAAGGCCCTCTGGGGCATCGACTATCTCGACCTCAAAGCTCGTATAGCCCTCGTCCTTCAGATGAATCGGGAACAGCTTGCGCATATCGATGAAGTGCTCGCAGTGAGGCGGGCAGCACTCCATATGCGGAGTACGTCGGCAGCAAGAGTTGACGAAGTCCCATTCCTGGCAGCACGAATCAGGCTTATCAGGCGTAGGCCAACCAAGCATATCGTGGCGCATCCTGTCGTGTGGCATAGCAGGGATCGGCCTGTGTATCTCCATGTAGTAACACGGTATGGCTAGGCTCGCCGTTGTGCCGTCAGCCACATAGACCGTGCCGCGCGTGGATGTCTTCTGTAGCGTGCGACGCTTAGGCTTCGGCCTCGGGGCGTCTATGCGGTAACCGTTGCGCATCGCTTATCCCCTTCCGTAACGCTTACGGGTCTCATCGGAGACATCGTCGTAATCGAGGTATCCAAGACCGTCATAGGCCTGGAACATGTCATCGGCAAAGTTCTTGACCGGGATTGCCCTGTTGGTCCTACCGGCACCATACCTGCCGTTCTCACCAGAGATACGCTTGATCCATTCGTCATCGAAGCCGGCGCCTTCAACAGGGTTACCTCGATGGTCCTTGGTATTCGCGCCTTCCTCGGTGCCAGGCGTATACAACAAGTTCTCAGCCCTGGCCAGCTTGTTAAGGTCGGAGATCGAGTAGCCGAGATCCTCGACATCAACATCGCCCGAGTTCACAGCATCGAGCTGCTGGTCGAGCATGTAGAGCATCGCGGCCTCCATGGCCTCGTTGTCTACTGCACCATTGCTGAGCTCCATGTGGGAGAGCGGCGTGCCGTCAATGGTGATGTAATCAGCAAGAGACTCGCCCTGATCATTCTGCTCGAAGATGCGGTCAACCATAGCCTGCACCATGGCATCGTCGCCTCCGGTGTACTGATGGCCGGTGGTGCCGAAGTTGTTGATCACGTCGGCCATGGTGTCGCCATTCATGGTCGAATCGAAGTATTGATCCCATGCCGCACGGCTATCACCGAGATAAGTATCACCGAGATACTTGGCAAGATCAGGATCGTTGTACAAGGAATACAGGTAATCAGACCTAGCCTTCTGCGCATCGTCAGACAGGTTGGTATACGTCATACCATCGCGATCGTAATCCTTCGTTCCGTAGCTTGCGAACGGATTCGAGTACGCATCGCCCATGGCGATGTCCAGCCAGTCAACATCGGCGGGATCATATCCATCTGCAAACTTCAGCTTGCCGGATGCGATGTCATCTTTGATTCGTTTGTTGAGCACGTCGAGGGTATCGTTATCGCCCTCTTGCGGGACATATCCGTTCTGATCATAAGCCTCAGAGCTCATGGTTGCTGCATCTGCGGCCTTCTCGCCTTCCGTGCGACCATCGGCTCCGCGCTGCTGGATAGCAGATTTGCCTTGCTTGCCACCGTTTACGATCTCTTGCCTTGCAGTAAGGCTGGTGGGTTCGATATATGAGCCAAGCCTTCCGGTGGTTTTCTGGCTCATCTCCCTTGCTCGGGCTCCGGCAGGTGCGGAGGCTGCTTGCACCCTTCGAGACTTCGTCCCCTGGTTGGGATTTCCGCCTCCCCTCTGAGGGTTGCCGCCTCCCTTTTTGCCCTGGCTCTTGTTGCCACCGGACGGCTTCTTGCCTCCAGCGATAGAGTCAGGGAATATCTTTGCGAGCACATTGCCCACCGCATTGCCTATAGCGTTGAACATCAGTCCTCCTCGTAATAATCGTCCATGCGCTTGGACAGATCTTCGGTGTTCATCTCATCATACGCCGGTCCTTGATGCTTGGCATCTCGGAACGCCTTGTTGCTCGTTGCAAACCTAGCGATGTTGGGATTCAGACCAAGACCACTGGACATCTTCTTGCTGCCAGGTGCCAGCGAGAGGATGATATTTCGGATCGCGGTCTGCGGATCATTGGGGAAGATCGCATTGGCGGTCGCATCGGGATCGCCGGACATCCCGGCTTCCATGGCATTCGGGATGCTGCTTGCAGTATTCACTGCCAACGACATCACAGGGTTCGTGACTATCTGCGATCCACCGGCTTTCTTGGCCACGTTTAGAGCTGCCTTGCCGAGATTCTTTGCCTTTCCGGCAACAGTCTTTTTGCCGGCTTCCTTAGCGGCTCCTTTCGCAGTTTCCTTTACTGCCTTCTCGCCAACTTCCTTTGCGACAGGCTGCGTATACCTTGCGCCACGGTACGCATCGAGCGCGTCATCTGCATACTGCTTCAGGCCAGACGTCTTGGTCTTGGCGATGTCGACAAGCTGATCGATCGGGTTATGGTAACCGGTACCGGGTGCATATTTCGCCGCAAGGTCTGCCGCAAGATACGGTTCTGCGGCGGCGTTCTTTATTGCAGACTCCTTGGCCGCATTGAATCCACTCTTCATCCTGCCAATGTCATTGGCAAGTACCTTTGCCTGGTTGACAGGATTGACCTTATCAAGGATCTTGGTGGCCCTACTGGCATCGTCAGCAAGCGGGGCGATCTTTCCCGCAGCGCGTGCTGCATCGATTCCCTCGTCCAGCTTGCCGATACCAGGCAACGCGGACAGACCGAGATCAAGCGCCGCATTGAGAGCCCTGCCAGTTCGCTCGTTGTCATCGAGCTTCTGGAGCGTCACGGAGTCCCTGCCAGTCAGGGCCTCGTTTATGTTGTCAGCATTCTGCAAACCGGCAAGCGCGATGGATGCCGGCACGCCAAAGCCAGGGATCGCCGATACGGCAAGGCTCGTGCCAATGGATGCAAGAGCATCTGCCGTCTTGTCATCAATGACCCCCTCTGTGAAGTTGCGCCAATCGGAAGCGGTGTTCTCGTCTCCGGTCAACATGCCAGCAAGACCACCGAGAGCCTCAGCACCGCCGCCGGCAAGGAGATCCCATGCTCCCTTTACGCCATCGCCCAGGAAGTCATTCACGCCATCGATGCCGTGTGCCACGTCTTCAACCGCAGAGGTGAACGCATTCTTGCCGCGAACCTGGTCAGCCGTGGACTCTGGGTTCATCGTGGCGTAATAGCTCTCGGCTCGCTCCAAGAACTTTCGGTCATCAGTGTCGGCATTCTCACCGAAGTCCTCACGGGCAAGATTGACTGCGTGTTGCCATTTGGCAGCATCGCCTTTCGCCGTGTTCTTCTGAGACGACGCCTTCTCAACAAAGTCCTGAGAGGCCTTGTCTTTCTTTATGTTTTGCGCCTCCTTGGGCTTTATCTGCCCGCTGAGGTGAGCAAGGGATTTACCCGCCATTTGATCTCCTAAAAGAAAAGGGCCGCCGGGCCAGTGGAGGCACCGACGGCCCTTGCCGTTAAGTCTGTTGCTTAGCCTAGGCTCCGGGGTTGGCAGAGACGTTCACGGTTACCGTATCGGTCTTGGTGGGATCACCGAGAGAACGGAACGTGATGGTCGCAGTGCCAGCAGCAATGCCGCGGACCTTGCCGTCAGGCATGACCTCAGCCTTGGTCGCATCGGAGGAGAAGGCGGACCAACCCTTATCGAAGGCGCCGGTGCCCTCGACCTTGACGGTCACATAGGCCTCCTGGCCAACCTTGAGAGACAGGGTGGAGGGATCAGCGGTCACACTGACAACCTTGGCATCAGAGGTATCAGGCTCGATAACCTGGACGGGGATGGCAAAGGTGCCGGTGTTCTCGACGGCGTCGATGATGGGGATGATGCCCTGGGACAGGGACTCAATGACCCAGCAATCGTACTTTACGTCGAAGCACATCTCGGTGAACTTGCCGCGCGTCATGCCGGTATCCGTGACCATGGAGCTGTACTCCTGGGAGGTCTGGACGGCCTTCTTATACAGGAACATGCCGATGGTCTGGCGACGCTTGATCGCACCCTGGGGGCCAGTCGGAGTCTTCAGACCGTAGCCTGCGCCGGGCGCGGTGAACGGGTAATCGGTCGGCTTGCCGAAGTCAGCAGGATCGAGCTTGACCGGATCACCGAAGTACGGAGCAGCGGACGGCATACCGAGCGGGTAGTTGGTCAGGACCTTCTTGAAGGACTTGGTATCGTTGTCCCACTCAGTGCGGATGAAGTTCGGGCGGGTCATACGATCGCTGGCAGCCATGGAGAGCATGAGCTCACGGCCAGTGTCGGTGTAGGCGACAGAGTTGATGTACTTGTCGTAAGGCGCCTTGCCGTCCTTGGAGTGAACGACGTTCAGGTTGTCATCGACGTAGATGTGCGGCCAATACTCAGACGGGATGTCGAAGCACAGCTCCCAGCCCATGAGCTTGGTCACGTGGCCATCCTGGAGCATGTTGAACGCGGAGTCGGTGGCAACGATGCCCTTGCCGGTCAGAGCAGCCATGAAGTCGTACTCATAGAACGGATCGAGCATCAGGCAGCGAGAATCCTGCGGGATGCGCAGGGAAGACCAGACGACATCGATATTCTTGAGAAGCAGCGGGATGTTGTCGTTGTCCCACTCGACTGCATGGATGGCGGCGAAGCTGGGCTCGATAGCGTTGCCCTGAGTGGTGCCGGGAGTGGCGACCCACTGGCCCTCGTCGTTGAAGATCTCAGACGGATTGTCCTGGACCCAACGGCCGTTCATGTGGCCATTGACAGCGCAGAAGATGTTGTAGCGGTCGATGTCCGGGTTAAGCACGGACTCTTGCCACAGGGTCTTTGTCTTGTTCAGGATCGCAGCGGTGTTCATGAGGGACTGGCCCGGAGTGATCACGTTGGCATGGGTAGCGTCGCCCCACTCGCCGATGCCGCCGGAATACTGCTGCTCGTCGAAGATGCGGAATGCAACAGAGCGGTGGCGGGACATCGTGTACACACGAGAGTCGAAGCGGACATCCTGGAACACGCCGTAAGCGGAAGCACCCCAGCCGTCATGGCCATCGGTGTTAGTGCCGGCGAGGCCGTTCAGACGACGGTCATCGTAATCGGTGATGTAGTCAGTGATTGCCATATCCCAAACGCGAAGAGCGCCGCCATTGTTTGCGATCTTGGCGTTGGGGGCCAAAGAGCCCTGGAAGAGGCCTGCGGTCACACGACCAGGAAGCAAACGATTGTCGTCGATGCCCTCCTGCCAGACCTCGGGGGCGATAACCTGTGCCATAGCTACTCCTTACTGTAGGTTACCTTGTGCCGAGATTTGGTTCATATCGGATGGTACACCCTGCTGTAATTCCGGTGTCAACCCAGGATTATCAGGTTGAGGTGCGCGTATGGTCTCCAGCGGCTCTTGGTTCGGCATAAGGCCGGGCTGCTGTTGATCCTGAGGACCCTGAGGCTGTGCGAGGCCAGGCTGCTGTTGGCCCTGCGGACCTTGGTTTGGCGTAGCTCCAGGCTGCTGCTGGCCCTGGTTCGGCATGATCTGCTGGGCAATCTGGTTGATCTGCTGCTGTTGAGCCATGACCTGATCCATCGTGGCACGCTGGGCTTCGAGAAGAAGCTGGTCATCGATACGCTGAGAGGTCTGTGCGGAGACATCGATGTTGGATAGATCGAACAGACGAGCCATCATCTGCATGATGTTCTGTTCGAAGGCACCACGGTTCTTCTCAGAGACGTTGCCGAGCATCTGCGAGACAGGGATCAGCATCTCCTGGATGTTCCTGCGCTCCTCTTCCTCGCGGGTCTCGATGAGCGATCCAGCACGCACGGAGAAGGAGAGGAGATCGGTGGACAGGTTATCAAAGTCGATCTCGATCTTGTCGCCATCAATGATGGACTCGCCAGGCTTTTCACCGCTTTGCTTGCGCCTCTGGTCTCGAGCCATCTCGATATCCCAGATTCGACGGCGCGTCGGTTCATCGACGGTCATTTTGATCTTTCCACCCATGGATGCGATATAGCTTCGCAGGGCATGGTTCGCCCACTCGCAGAAGAATATCTCGATCCTCTTGGCGTACTGGTTGATCGTGATCGTCTTGTCCTTGGCCTGCTCATGCACGCCAGGAGCGGTTCCTGAATATCGAGCCACGTTTGCATCGGATGCAATCGTCTGATCCGTGACGTTCAGGTTTTTCATCATGTTCGCGCCGATGTTCTCCAAGATAGAGCCATACTGCGTGATGGTCGTAGTCTCGACGGGGAACTTCTCGATCTTGTTGTTCGGGTTGTTACCAAGATCCCAGAAGGCTGCCGGCTCCATCCTGATCTTTGCGTTCATGAGGTTGCCGGTAGCCATGATGGGTGGCTTCGTGGCAAGCAGGAGCGTCTGATATGCAGAGGTCTGGAAGGCATCGGCAAACTGCTGCTGGGCCAAAGTCCACATGACAGACGAGCATCCAAGCGGGAACTCAGGATCAGGCTCGAGGATCAGGAAGTGGATCGGCACGTCCTTCCTAGGATCCTCGTTCTTGACCATCCTGAGCATAGCGTGACAGCTCGGGACATACGAGTAGAACTCATCAGCACCGCGCTTGTAGAGCGTGAGTACCTCTACGCTCTCGACTTTTGTCACGCCTTTCTTCTTATCCGCCAGCGGGATGGAGTCATACTCAGGGCCTTCGCTGGGCTCCCAGTCAGAGAGGAACTTCACGGTGTCCTCGAAGTACGTCTTATCCTTGACGGTCTCGGTATCCCAATCAATGAGCGACTTGATCTCCGCGCGGCTGATGTACTCGCGGATAACGTACCACTCAGCCTCCTCGATGAAGTCGCAGTCAGGCGCCGGATACACGTCATTCCAGCCGATCTGCTTCCAAGAGATCCTGAGGTCTCCATCGAGGTCACGCTCGAAGCCGGTGCGGATGCAGGCGAACCCGTAGTCATAAGACGTGTTGAAGGCACGCCAGAGGTTCTTCATCATGTCCTTGCCATCGAACTCCGAGCGCACAATCTTCGTGTCAAACAGGAACTCGGTCTCAACTTGCTCGATCGAGTTCTTGTCAAACTGGGTGGTGATCTCACCATCAGGAACCCTTTGCAGGGTTTGAGCCCTGAGCTTGCGCTTCAGAGCCTGCGTGGTTCCCTCGGAGAACTCTGTATTTCTACGCTTCTCGTAGAGGTTCATGTTGTGGGAGATCTTCGTGAACAGCTCGAAGTTGTTCGTTCGAAGATCCATTGTCGCCTTGGAGCGGTTGTACATCTCGCTGATCTTGTCACCGAGACCGCTCGTGTCTTTGATGTCTTCTGGCTTGATGTCGAAGTCTGCCATTAGATGTCGCTCCTCTTGTAGGCCTCGCGGCTGCCCTTCGTCTCGAAGCCGGGCCGCAGGTAGTCGTACTTCGTATCATACAGCCTCTCGCCGTACATGGTCTTCGGTGATGGGTTATATGCCTTGGGAAGCCTGGAGTACAGGTTTGGTGCGGAGCCACCACGGCCGCCGCCGCCACCGCCACCACGGCCACCCTTGCGATAGCCGTAAGACCTGCCACCAGAGGACTTGGAACCGTTGCCGTTGGGCTTGGACTTGTTGCCTCCGTTCTTGTTGTCGCCATTGTCACCGGATCCAGACTGATTCTCCGGGTCATGGGACTCAAAGGGAATCACGTTCTCATAGCCCTGTTCGACGGGGATGAGTGCCCTCATGCCGGTGCTCTCACCGGTAACAGCGGACGGAGTCATGAAGTCACCCTCATAGCCCATCGTGATCGTCTTCTCCGTCAAGGAGTCGGGAGCGATCTTAACCGGGGACAGAGACTTCAGGCCAGAGGTGTCTGCCATGATGCCGGTGGCGTAGACATCGCCATTGTCGTCCTGTGCATAGGTGGTCTTGTACCTGTTGTACATGACCATGCCCCTACGCATCGGCTCGCTTTCCAGCTTGTCGTAGTAGAAGGACTTCCAATAATCGAGCTCGTCATAGTAGGCATTGGAGATCTGGGTAGCCAGTGCCTTGCCCTTGTAGTAATCGCCACCACCAAGGACATACGGATTCAGGTCGCCATTGGCTTCCATCTCGTAATAGGCATCCGTGAGGTTCGAGCAGATCTGCCAGATCGTGTCACCGACATCGAACCTGGTCTTCGAATCGAGATAGAAGCCAGCCTTGTACAGATCCTCCATGTCATCGGTCTGTTGCATGAGGGAGATGATCTCGATGATCTTCTCCTGCCTGACCGACTCAGGAAGCGGGTTGCCCGCATCGTCGTAGAGGCTCCAGTATTTCTGGGAATCCATCTGTGCCTGATCAGGAATGACGACGAGAGGCATCTCGCTCTCCAGGTACCCGGTGTTCGGGCGGAGAGTGATGTCGAGCAGCGTTGCGGTAACCGGGTTCCTCCTGGCGACCTTGCGAAGCATGGCATCCTCGTAGGTCGTCTTCATGGTCTTGCCGTTGGCTCCGGCCTCTGTCAGAGCGCCAGTCGAGGTCTCCTCATAAACCTTGTTGTAGCTATGCTCGAGGCTCGTCGAGAACAGCTCCTTGAAGATCTGCGGGCACCAGAACTGGCCGGCCCATGTGAGCATGGAACCCTGGAACTGACCCATGAGCCAGCGAGACAGGTCCGGAGATCCGTTCTTAGCGTCGGCATAGGTCTCAACGTCCCTCTCGTAATCAGAGAGGATCGAGGACTCAGGATCGCCGGTGATCATGGCGAGAAGGTCAGACATCCTGGCCATCGGGTTGTTGTAGAACACGGAGGCTGCGCCATTGGTCAGCAGGTCGACCCTAGGCCTGCCAAGGGCGCAAGACTTCCAGAAGGCGGCCACCGGGAGCGCCATGCCCATGATCGACTCAAGCTCCCAGTCAGGATAGACCCTGTGGCCAAAGAACAGCCAGTCCGTCGGGTTGCCCCATTTGTCATCGTCCTCAGGAGGCTCGATGGCACCGGGGATAGCCATAAGAACTGCGGCGAGAACAGCCGGCGCCATATGGAGAGCATCGCTCGCCAGAGCCATCTTGAAGTTCTTAAATGTCCTGGCGTCCTCGATATGCAGAAGCTGGGCCCTCTGGCCGATCTTGGTATCAGCCATGCCCTCAGAGGTCAGGAACTCAATGGTCGCATGGTGCAGCGTGGACATAGGGAGAACCCAGTTAAGCATCCTGCTGCCCTGGTTGATGCGGGCCTGCATGAACCTGGAGACGAACGTGGTCGAGAAGAACTTTGCGGCGGAGCCATGCTGCCTGACGAAGTCATTGTAAAGCATCGAGGGGACAGACCTTTGCGCCATGTCGCCCCTGAGCGCGTTGTTCTGAGCGACCATCGCGTTATCGAGGGAGAAGGAGACGCCGCCTCCAAAGATATCAACGAATAGCCTGAACGCATTGTCGCTCGCCATGATCTGCTCGATGCGCATCTCCGTCGGGCCGTTCGAATCGTTGACAGGCTGGAACCAGTAGTTGTGACCATCCTTTGCTTCGAGCGTGAGGAAATAGTTCATGAAGTTCTCGATCTGGACACTGGCGAAGGAATTGCCTCCGTTGATGCCCCTGAACACCATGTCAGAGATCTTGTTCCTGCGATTGCCTCGGGTCTCGATCCAGGTGGTGAGATCAGCTTCGTCGTTCACGGTAGCCAAGAACAGTTGTTCGTCTCCGTCAATGGCGGCATCGCGCATGGCATTCCAGAATCGCAGCACGAGCGGGTCACGCGAGAACTGCTTGACGAGATCCTGGTTCACGTCGACATCGGTCGCATAGGATCCGATACCGTAATCCCTGCCGATCTTCATGGCCAGCTTCATGGCATTGGTGGACAGCGCCTTGTCTGCATAGTTGGCAAACAGCACAGACGGAGACATGACGCCCATCATCTGCGACGTCGTGGTCGCAAAGTTAAGGATCTTGTCTATCGTAGCTTGATCGTTCGCCTTGACCTTGACGATGGTCCTTCCGGAGTCATCGAGCGTGGTGATCGTGTACTTAGCGTTGTACAGAGACCTGTAGTCCTTGAGCTTCTGGGCGACCTCATCGGTCGTCTCCATGAGGAGCTCTTTCCATTCCTGCTGCGACTCATTGTCGAACAGGGCCTCGAAGAAGGCATTGGAATCCCTGATCATGTCAGAGGAATAGGTATCGCCATAGATCCTTCCGGACTTGGTTGCGTATCCGTTCTCCGTGTACATCCAGTCACACGCTGCGAGAAGCGCGTTCCTTTTCTTCTTGGATACAACGCTCTCACCACGGCCGGCACTCTTTTGGGTAGCCGGGATCCTCGTGATGAGCTCGATAGCCCTGTCGCCTTCAGCGAGAATGTTCTCCTCGAACTTCGAGAAATCTCCGCCGTTCTCGTTGCGGATGTTCTCGAACTGCCAGAAGTAGGACTTCTCGGACGGCAGTAGCATCGGCAGCGAGTACCTGCTTGAATAGCCATCGTTGTTGTTAGCGGCGACAATCGGTAGGCCGGTCTTCTCGATGTTCCTCTTGATGCGCAGGGCGGACTCGTGGATCTGATCAACGGTGATCTGGAACGTTCCCTTGCCGTCGTTATAGGTGATTCCGCAATCACGCTTGACGAGCATCATGAAGCGGTCCCATGTCAGCCATTTGCCTCCGTCGCCCATGCCAAGAGCATCCCTGACCATGGTGTAGCTGTCGTGCAAGGACTGCTTCCTCGCGTAATCAGGGTCGTTCTCCTTGACGGTGGCCATGCTGTCCACAGCTCCAAAGAACTTTCTATCATCAGCCAGGACGATAGGCAGCCTCTCAGTGAACATCTTGCTGCTCTCTGCGATGCGTTTCCTAGCCTCGAACTCATGGAGATCCCTGGCCATGATTGGCTTGGAACCACGGTCTGCGGCTTCCACATACGCGGCGATGTCGGACTGATATGCAGAGGCGCCGATGCCCTCGCGAGCCATCGTGGATCCATCGCCACGAAGGCTTTGGTCATTGAATGCACCGTAGTCTCCGATTTGCAGCATGGTGTCCTTGGTGACAGCATCGAGCTCGCGCTCAGTCAGCGCCCTGGACAAGCCCTGCCTCTCGGAGTGCTGGAGGCTGTAAGCAGCGGAGGCGGACACGCGGTCCATCGTGGTTCCGACGCCGAGCGTCATGGCATCTCCAACGGACACATCGACGGCCATGTATACAGGCTTGCCGTTATCACCCTTTCCGATGTACTGCATCATCCTGCCGTACTCGTCGAACGTGGTGGAGATGACCGACTTCTTATCGGCCAGCTTACCGTTTTCATCGAACTTATGTACGAGTCCCGGAGGGCAGCACTTGTCATCCATGGCATTGAACAGCTCGAGAGTTTGCTTCCTGTTGAGCTGGTCAATCGAGGAGAAGCTGAACATCTTTCCGCGCAGCTTGGGAGTCTTGCCGCCAAGGGACTCCTTGGTTATAGCGGAGAAGAAATACGTGTTGGGAATGCCATCCCTGATGTTGTTCGCGATGACGTGCCTGATGACATCGTTCACCGTGGAGTCAGTCGGAACGGTAGCAGGATCAACGAGGTTGATCTTCTGATTGACGATCTTCCTCCACACGCGGATATCGGTTCCCTCGAGAAGCGACTTGATCTCAAGCGGAGACAGGCCGCACTTTTCGAGCCAGGGGTTCACTTCGTAGTTTCCGCCGTTGACCCTCTTGTACAGCAGACTTCCGCCGGACTTAGCGTGTACCCAGTACATGAGGTTCGACTTCATGATGTTAAGCCAGGCATCGCTGTTTCGGTTCTCATCGGTGGTGCTGTTGTAGATGATGTCAGCCCTAAGAGCATCTACGGTCTTGCCCTGTGTATCCGTGTACCTGACGCCAAGCATGGGCATCTTGAACTTGTCGAGCACAGTGGCCATAGTCTTGTAGCTCTTCGAGTGGATCGCGTACTTCAGCGCGAACTCCCTATCGCTCTCGTCCTTGATGGACACAATAGCGTCGAAGTCGATCTTGATGGCGCTGCCGTCCTGCGTGACGTTGATCTTGAGCATCTTCGACGGCGCTCCGGTTCCGAGTGTAATCGGTGCATAGGAGACAGATCCATCGAGGTACTCAATCTTTGCAAAGGCGAGAACGTCTCCCCTCGATGCAGAGTCACGCTTGCTGACACCGTTGTTTGCCATATAGTTCACGGCATCACGAATATCGATCATGGCCTTCGTCTGGTCAATGTCAGAGCCGGAAGTCTTGGAATACTGACGTCCGAACACCATGCTCTTCTCAAGGTTCTCGTCAGTCAGCGATGCAAGCTCGGCCATATCCCGAATCGTGCAGAGCGAGTAACTCTTGACGTTCCTGTTCGATCCCTTGCCATCAGAGAGCAGGTCGCTGAGAACGTCCATCTTCTTGTGGTTGTTCTGCAACGTGAGGCCGCGCCTGCCGATGGTCTCAGAGTTTACATAGCTCGCACCATCGCCCATGGTCACCGTGAATCCGCCGGCGACACTGACGGCCACGTTGGCCGGATCAAAGTCCATGACGGCAGCTTTGCCACGCCTCAAGCTGGCACGCCTGAGGGCGTCATTTTTATACGGGGCGATGATGTTGAACTTCTCGCCTCCGATTAGCACCGGATCTCCGACGATAGGATACGGGGATACAAGGCCAGGGCTCACATACTTCTCGGGGACATAGAGGAGCTGCTGGTACTTCATCGCCCAGGTAAGCGCCGATAGGAACTCAGCATCGGAGAAAACAATGCCGGCAGTCTCCGGGTTATTTCCGGCCTTGGGAGGCTGGCACTGGTTTTCCTTTGTATCCTTGAGCGGCTCGAACAGCTTGGACACGGAGTCGATTCCAGAGACGCCGGAGCCCAGCTTGTCCCTATCCTTGCAGAATGCCTTCACCGGCAATGGCATACCATTCACCGACAGGCGGCCGCTCGTGGCATACGACAAGCTGTTATCGACTTCGAACTTTCGAGGGCTCAGTCCGAGCGTCGTAGCACCCTTCATGGCCGAATATGCCGCGTTGATCGTCCCATTAGGAATAGCAGCGTAGTCCATCCTGGAGCGAGAGCTTCCAGGGATCTCCAGCGCCTTGGATCCATAGAGCTCATCCAGGAACTTTCCGAGCGGAGAGGTGCGGTCATCTCCGATGGCAAACTCGAAAGAGGACGGCTTGACCGGCGAGAAGTCGGCAAGGACATCGCCGACGCTTAGCGTCTTGGAGTAGCTGCCTCGCCAATGCGTAGCTGCATCGAGGGCTATCCTCTGCCTATTCTTCTTGCCGCCCTGACGGATGGCTGCCGCTACTTCCCGCTGGATCTTCATCGAGATCTCCTCAGGATTCACAGCGACCGGAATGATCCTGGAGACCCTCGACTCATCAGTCGTCATGGAGGCAACGGCCTGTCTGAACCCGCTTATATCATTCGTGGCAAACAGATCGATGGAGTCGATGAGTTCAGTCCTCGTGCCGACGACCTCACCGGAAGCATCGATAGTTTCAACCTCGACCTCGACGAACGGCGTGATCAGCTGCGAGAAATGCAGAGCCTCAGCATCACCCATGCCGAGCACCTTGTTGGCGTCATCGGAGAATATCGCGTTGAGGTTCTTGCGCCATTTATCTCGGTAGCCGATAAGGTTTTCACGGGCCTTGTTCCTGAGGACGACCAGAGCCTTATCCCAATCCGGCGACCCGGCCTTGTACCTATTGAGCGCGGACATATCAGTAGAGTTGGAACCGTAATCAAGTCCGTCGATCTTCAGCTCGTCCTGGGACATGTGATTCACGTTGCCGATCGTCTTGGCGGTTTTGAGCGCCATGCCCTCCTGCGTACCATCGAGGAGTCGTCCAACCATGGCCAAGGTCATCTGGAAATCGCAGCCGTTGGCATTGTATGCGTCATGCGTGCAGTTGATATCGATACCGTTGGGAGACATGATCGGGTCGAAGATGAGAACCTTCTTGGTCGGATCAGCCTGCATGTCACTGAGATCTCGCTCGGTGAACGTGCCAAGTTCCCAGCCCCACTGGCCATTTTGATCAGGGCTCTGGGTCCACGGACCACCGATGCACGTCTTTGCACCGATGAACCTGTTATATCCGGCAGATCCAGTAGAGCTTCCATCCTGCTTAACGAGGTCCATCAGCCCGTTATAATCAAGCTCGATAGGAGCAACCGGCGAGCGGTAGTCCCTCGGGATGAAGTCGAATCCGGCATACGCGCGAGTCTTTGCACCGTTGAGTCCGACGTTGGTAGAGGCGCCGCCCCTCGTGGAGTTCACAATCGCCCTGTTCGCCATGAGGTCGAGCGTGGGATCAGAGAAGTCCTGGTGCGGGTAGTGCGGCCTCTCGCCGGTCAGGTCGACGAGGTTCGGATCGACTCCCCTATCAATCATGTCAGACCTGATGGCATCGCGCATGTCGAGGACGAACTGGTTGTGCCTGTCCACAGCGTTGAAGATGTTGACGTTTTGGATGGTGCCGCTTCGAAGGTTCTTGTCCATCATCCAATCGCGCATAGCGACGGAGTTCCAGAAAGACATTGCTGTCTTGATTTTGTTCTTGATCTCCTCGTTGAGCACTCCGTCGTTCTTCACGATCTCGTCGCAGATGGCATCGATCTTATCCATGGTCTCATCGACGGACAGCTCTCCGTCTCCAAGGTTGAAGTTCGAGCTCCTAGAGATCTCGGAGATCTTCTCTTTGACGAGGTTCCTTGCGCCGTCGGTGCCATTGCCAAAGTCGTCTATCGTGATGAACCCGGTGAGCTTGTCATCAGGATTCAGTATGCCGCCGGCCGTCGGCAAGCTGTTGGCTATCGCGGTGACCTGGCTGTCGATATTATCGACGGTCAGCTCATTCTTGATCGCTTCTCGGACGTTGTCTGCCTCGGCCTTGATCTGAGCTTCGGTCTTGCCCTCGGTATCGACAAGCAGGTTGTCATCGATCATCTTGAGCTGGGTATCCAGGCCCTGATTGATCTCGTCGACTATCTGTGCCCTGGTGGTGCTGTTGTCGACATACAGGTCGAATACGGTGCTCATGATCGTCTCGAGCTCGTCGAGGTCGTGCATGTATTCATCGAACCTTTGGTCGACGCCGTTCATCTCGTCGAAGAACTTCTTTGACGCCTTGTTGAAAAGTGACGTGAGACCGGCCGTATTATCAGCAGCAAACTTGTTTATCGTGCTGCTCACGATGCTCTCAGACATGTGCTTGATATGCGCATCTCGACTGGACAGGCTCCTGTCATCGGCCCTATCGAGCACCTCGCCTTCGAGCGAAGCTATCTCCATCGCAGCGCGGAAGGATTCACTGATTGTCCCCATGACGGAGTTGAATGTATCGGCAGAAGACTCTGCAAGCATGTCGACATACTTGGTTCCCTCGCCGGACATCGCGAGATCGATGAAGTAGTTGCACATATCATCGACGAGCTTGCTCGACCTCTTGGTCGCTTCGCTCAGCGTGAGCCTTCCGTCGACATCACCCATCATTCGGCAGAGTTCAGGAATGAACTCGACGTGATCCATGAGCAACAGCTTGGTCCTGCGCATCACGCGCTTCCTAGCCTCAGACCCATGTTTGGTGATGTTATCGGCATCCTCGTTGATGTCCATGACTTCCCTGACACGGTTGAGGAGTGCCTTGTCTACGGAGTCTGTCGTTGTCTTGGTGACAGTGGACTCAGAGTTCTCGTTCACGCCGACCGACATCGACAGCGGGGCGATGATGGAGATGAGCTGGGGATACTTGGTGAATATCTTGTTGTAGACATTAAGGGTGATCGGGCCACCGTTCCAATCGGGGATGACATCCCTGATCAGATCGTCACGGCTGAAGTTGTTGAACTGACCGCTTTCCCAGTCGGTAATGGTGATCGAGAACTTCGGATCGACCATGAGCCTCGCGATAAGCGTGGGGTTATCGAGGAACTGCCTCTTGGTGATCCTGCCCTGCGAGAGACCGAACAGCTTATCGGACCATGCGTATAGGGCTCCGTGCCTGGAGATCTCGGAGATGGCGTACATGATCTGAGCGGACCTCGGGACGACACCCTTTTCCTTGTAGGAGTTTGCGATCGTGGTTGCAGCGTAGACTGCGGATCCGATCGCATCATTGCCGACCTCATAGGTGCGGTCATTGAGCAAGTCGTCTATCGCGCTGGCATAGCGCTCCTGCTGTCCGGCATCAGTGGCCGCGCTGAATACAGCGTTCCACCTCTCGATGTTCATCTCGTTGTTGATTTGGTCAGCGGTACGCTGGCTCGAGGCGGCCCTGTTCATCCTGCTCGAAAGATCTGCATTGGAGAACGTGGAGCCGGGCGTCGTAAGCACGTCGGTCAGGAACACGCTTGCGTTATCTCCGTTACCTGCATCCCAGGTGCTCGAGATCACACCGAACGTCAGGCGCGGATCATCACTCGTTATGGCGTCATAGAGCCTGGAGAACGTCTCCGCATTCTTCAGGGCATCCATGCTGCTTGCGGCGTCTGCTATCTCGGAGATGATGTAGTCATCGACCCTGGATGTATCAACAAGATCGCCAAGCATGTTCAGCGCGGCCATCCTGTATTTGTCGGCCACAAGGCCGTCTTTCTCTTTTAGAGCCTGATCCAGCTTTGCGATGACGCCGTCATACTTCGCGCTTACTGCCATCTCGCAGATGGCCTTCATGGCGAGCTCCTGGTTTCCAGAGGACAGCATCTCACCCCAGCCAGAATCGAAGAACGAATCGACGGAGACCAGGCCAATCTTATCGGCGGACCTCTGGCCGATGATGCTCCTTACCTTTGTGACAAGCTGTTCTGCCATGGCGAAATCGGCTCCGTGGAGCTTCTTGCCATTGGCTTCCCACTTAGAACGGAGATCAGCGAACATACGTACGGATGCTTCGACTTCGCTGTTGATCCTTATGGATACCTGCCTAGACTGCCTGCCCTCGTCAGCCAGCATCATGTTGAAAAGCTGCTGGAATCCATTATCGAGATCGACGAACTGCGTCCTGTCATAGCTTGCATCCTGGGAGACGATCCTCACAGCTTCGTTCCAGGTCTTGCCCTCGAAGTGCTTCGGCCAGCCTTCGACCATGTCCTCGCCGTACTGAGACCCAAAGGCACGCTTGAAGTACCTTGCGAGAGCAGCATCGCCGTCAGACTCGAGAAGCTCAGGCTTATCCATCTCACCGGGCAGCTTCATGCCATTCTCGTTGGCCGTGTTGTCGGTGAGGATTGCCTTCTCGTATGCATCGTACAGCTTTGCGTACTCATCCCTGAACACGCGCTTGAGGACTTCGAGGTCTTCGCCATTCTGGATCTTCGTGTGCCCGACTTCATTCCTGAAGCGAGTCATCGAGCCATTCGCGAGAGCTGCGTCAAACAGGCCGGAGATCGTCGTGGTGACGTCGCCTCCGCGCTCAACCTGCCTCACGCAGATGTCAACGAGCATCTGATACACAGATTCAGATACGCCCAAACCCGACTTGGACATAGCGGTCTGGAGGTTGCGGAGCGTATAGTCGATCGACTGAAGCAGCTTGGACTGGGCCTCCAGGATAAACCTGCCGTCCTGGCGGAAGCCGACGTTCGTTGCAGCCTTGTTGTATTTCGCATACGCGGCGTTCAGCATGTCGGTGGCAGCCTCAGCATAAGATCGAATGCCACCAAGGTCGCCCTTGGACGACATACCTCGACCCTCATTGGACTCAGCCAGGACTCCAGGGATCATGTCGACCATTTGCCTGACGATCTCATTTGCACGCCTGACATCGGCCGCAGCTGCATCCATGGCACGAGAGAAGCCGGCGGAAGTGTCTGCCTGCATCTTACCGATGATCTTCGATACAGCGGTGCCAGGGTGCGCACCGGGGAGCAGCTGACCACCGTTGGCGAGATAGTTCTTGATGGCGGCGTTGATCTCATTGAGGAAGTTCGCCTTATTGGAATCCTTGCTGGAGGCGACTTCATCGGCCCACCTGTCGGCATAGGAGACGGCATCAATGCCGGAGTTTGTACCGACGGTCTCATCGATAGCCTCAGTGAAGATGCGCCTGACGTCATCCTTGGTCAGCTGAGCCGTGCTCTTATCACCGATGGTCGCAGGCATGAATCCGTAGTCGGAGATATCGACGTTCGAGGCGGGCTGGCCCGTCTTCTGGTCCATGGCCTCGGGAGCAACGATGTTCTCGGATACATAGCCGAGAGATGCCTGGTTGTTACGGTCGAAGTAGAGCTGCGCCTTATCGCCATCGATATCGGACTTCACGTAGGAATACGTCAACGGGTTCAGATCGATGTAGTCGGAATCGACGATCTCGTCCACGTCAATCCAATAGAGGCCCCTGTTGGTATCAGGGTTTCGACCGACGAGCAGCCTTGTGGACTGGCCGTTGGCCTTCATGTTCTGCACGAGCTGGTTAAGCTCAGCAGTCTTGTTCGGTCCGGATAGGATCCTGTGCATGTCATCAGTCGTGACACCGAACCAGTCTGCAATTGTCTTTGCGGAACTCTGGATCTCGCCGGTCTCCATATCCCTGCGATCAGGATAGTAGAAGATCTTCTCGACTAGACCAGAGCCAACGGTTCCGTCATCGAGGCCATGGTTGCGCAACCCGGAGGATACCTGGAGTGCGGAGGCCGCACCGGGCACCTTCTGCTGCTCAGCAAGCGTATCCCTGATGCTGTCCTTTGCATCGGATACCATGGACGTCGCATCAGTGCTGAAGCCCCTGCGCTCCTTGACAGTCTTAGTATCGGGCGACAGCGGAGGCATCCTGTTCGAGGACTGGTTGGACGGATTGGCCATCTTGCCAAACGTCCTATCGAGAGCCATGCCTGCGCCGGACATGATGCTGCCGCCGAGAGCGCCCATCGCGCCGGCCTCAACAGCCCTGTTGAACCAGCCGTCATCAAGAGTGCCATCACGGATCTCATCGAGCGGCGACTGGACAAACTCTTCGAGGCCTTCCTCTGCGGCCTCGGATGCAAGCCTGCCGACCCAGCCCTTCGCCTCTTCTTTGGCAAGAGACTTTGCGGAGGACTCAATGGCCCTGCCAGCCATCTTCTTCGCAGCGTCTTCGGCACCCATGAGACCAGCAGCCTTGGCGCCTCCCATGAGAGCAGCGTTCTTTGCGCCCCTCAACATGCCAGCGGAGCCGCCGAAGAACGGACCGACTGCGTTAATGGCACCGGATGCGCCGGTGGCAAGCCTCTGTCCGAGATCGAGGTCCTGACTCGGGATATAGCCGGCATCGTCCATCTCGGTAGCCCTGTGGCCAGAGATTGCCTCGTGAAGCTGGGACGCTCCGGTAAACGGTGCGGAAATGGTTCCGAGCGGCAGGCCCAAGAGGAAGGAGCCGACGTCATCGAGCTTCGACTCGGTCTTCGCAGCTTCCTCAGCTCCAGCGAGACCCATGATGTTCTCGCCGATCTTGCCCATTGTGGCGGCTAGATAGTCTCGTCCATCGGCCTTCTTCCTGCCAGCAGGAGGCTCAGCCGCGGCCCTTCGGGCGTCGGATTCATCGGCGATCTTCTGCCTCATGGACATGAAGTTCTCGGACATGCCGGAATCAGCGCCACCGCCGAGGTATTCCCTCGCGTTGAACTTGTTGCCGCCTCCCTGTGCGCCAGCCGTGGGGTTCTCGCCCCTGGCGATCTTGGAGAAGGCGTATTTGTCCAATGCCATATTGTTCCTCCGTCTTACGAGGATGTGCTTCTGAGAATTGATTGTAGCAGGTGAAAAGGAGGGCCGCTCCCGGCATGTCAACAGGAGCGGCCCTTTCGAGAGAGGGGATGTCTATGGTACCCCCGCTGGGAATCGAACCCAGGTCTGACGATTATAAATCGACTGCCCTTACCTTTGTGCTACGAGGGAATGGCCGCCAGGTTAGGGGGGCGGATCACTTCCCCCTACCCGGCGATGGTGCCCCCAGGCGGACTCGAACCGTCGACACCCGCTTTAGGAGAGCGGTGCTCTATCCTCTGAGCTACGGAGGCGTTGATGAGATAGTACCACACGGGGGATATCATGTCGGCGAGAATGTCGTATATCGCCCATGAAAAAAGGAAGCCCCAGCGATCGACACTGGAGCTTCCGTCTCATGGGATGAGTTTGTCACCCTGTTGCTAGTAGTAGATCTTCTGGCCCACGAAGATGACGTTCGGGTTGGCGATGCCGTTCTTGTTGGCAAGGCCGATGTAGTTACCGCCCCAACCGACCTTCTGTGCGATGCCGGACAGCGTGTCACCGGACTTGACGATATAGCAACGGTTACCGGTGGGCTGCACGCCTAGCTTCGCGTTGACCTTAGCCTGGACAGCATCAGGATCATAGCCGGCAGCGGAGAGCCTATTGCGGCGGTCCTGCCCGTTGCCCCAGGCGCCTGCGATAACCTCGGCGGCAATGGTGTCGACGGACTTCTTGCTGAGGCCGGCGCGTCGGTTGATCTCAGCCTGGACCTCGTCATAACGAGTGCCGAGGGCACGCTTGCGCTCGTCACCGTTGCCCCACTTGCCAGCCTGGGCCTCGTCGGCGAGGACAGACGTCTTGGCAGAGCAGATGTGGTTGACGGCGTTCTGCACCTCAGCATATCGGGAGCCAAGGTTCGCCTTGCGAGCATCACCGTTTCCGTACATGCCCAGGATCGTATTGCCGACCAGGACGTGCAGCGGCAGGGACGAATCAGCTTTCTCAGGTGTCATGGGTACCACGGGCTTCGTGCCGGAGGTAAACGATGCCAGGTCACGTTTGCCGTTCAAGGCGTTGCAGTCAGCATGGCCGGCGATGCCAGGCACACGGCCAACAGAGGTAAACTGCCACAGATCGCAGTAGTGGCTGGGAGGCGTGTGTGCATAGCCATCGTTCACGCCGTAGGTCGGGATCCAGGTCCACTTGACCCATGGCTGCGAGACGACCGAGGCATACTGGCCATATAGGTGGTTGGCGATATAGACGCCGTTGTCACCTGCGGACTTGGCGAGCGTGTTGCCCGCGGATACGATGCCGGCGACAGACTGACCGCCGACCTCGACATCGAGTACGTATCCTCGGCAGCTCCTGGCGCCGGCAGCCCTGGCACGCGAGACGAGCCTGGACGCCTCGACGGCACCACCGTTGCGATAGAAGCCATAGCAGTAGTACGGAATGCCCAGGCGCTCGCACTCGGAGATGTTGCGCGAGATCTTGGAATCGAGATACGTACCGTCCTGGACACGCAGGATGGCGAAGTGAATGTTGGGCTTCACGGCCGCCCAATCGATGTTACCCTGCCATTCGGATACATCAACGATGGTGGGGAGAATGCCTGCCATTACTCAGATGCCTCCTCTACCTTGGAGCCCATCGCAGAGTTCTCGGGTTCCTGCTCGCCGTCTGCGGGCTCATCGAACATGGTCTTAATCTCTTCAGCCATTAGTCCTCCTTACCCTTGTCAGCCTCGACTACCCCATCTTCCGGGTTGCCGGTGCGAAACATAGACATGACCGGCGACAGGATGCACATGATGGCGGCGGTGGCCAGAGAGGCAACCGTGGGATCCTTGATGGTGCTGGACACAGCGATCGGCACGGCTACGATTGCAACAGACACAAGGCCCTGCACGGTCGTCCTTGCCAGCCTCATCTCGGTGCTGTCGTCATTTAGGAACTTGTCGAGCATACGCTTTCCTTTCTAATCAGTTCCACCCATGTTCTGCACGATGAACCTATCCTCGATCTTATCGATCCTCTCGGAGTTGCGGTCCACCTTGTGAAACAAAGTCTCGCTGGAGCTTTCCAGCTTTGCAATCCTGGTATCCATATCATTCACGCGATTCTCGATGGACTTCACGCAATCTCTCGTCTCCTCGAGAATCTGTGTTTGGAAATCCATCTTCATGGACAGGGACCTTTCGTCCTTGGCGTCAGATTTGATTCGTATGATGGTTGTCGAGACAAGGGTTGCGAATGCGATCAACAGCGACCCGGATGCCATCAGCTGGTCAAAATCCATTACGATATCCTCCTGTAGAAAAGAAGTGCGATGTATTCTGGCATGAATGGCTTCTGCTCAGATTCAGATGTGCCACTATCGACGCTGAGAGAGTTAGCGTTATTCGGAAGATTCCCGGTTTCGATCATGTTGCTTCCGCCGACAGATCCGACTGGATATCCAGAGCCGGCGGTGAGGACGTATTTACCTGACGTGACAGCCTCCCACTTGCCGCGGGTTAGCCTTGGATCCGACGACGTGTGCGTTACGATGACGCATCCCGTCGGATACATGCGATCGAATGAGCTATCCTCGATCTCTTTGATAAGGTCAGGGAGTATCGACTCAATGTAGGATTCAACTGTATCTTGGATCTTGCTTCCCAGCATTGCTCCGTCGGAGGCGGATTTCTCGCGCGTGGCGATCTCGACGACGCGCCTGAAGTTCAGGTTGATCTTACGGCGGACCTGCTCATTGAGGCCACCGTCACTTGTCATGATCTCGGCTATGTCGTAGCTACGCGCCATGTTCCTCCCAGATATAAGGGAAGGCCCCGGGGACTCGGCAGACCCGGGGCCTTCTGAAGACTAGGATAACACTGCGGCTTTTTAGGCTGTCAATAGCCTAGCCAGGGAGAATCAGACTACATGATACCGACTTGGAATCCAGAGGGATAAGTGCCTGAGTAGACTTTTATCATGACGATAACCTCAAGAGCCATCGTCTTGTCAGAGTAGTTATCGAACATTTCGGTAAACTCTTCTCCGGCAGCGACGATATTATTGCTAATTCCATACTCAAGACCGCTGTACAATCCTGCCGATTGGAACTGTTTCCCGGAGCCATCACCTTCAAACTCGTCGCTCTTCATTTTGAACAGAGAGCTATGCCCATCTAAACGGAACCGAATTTGATTTAACGTAGGATCAATATGGCTCGAACTTTTTCTTATTTCAGTCTTGCTCGGCGTACTCAATAAGCTGGCGGGGGGGGTGGCCCATCCATGGCACCTGATTTCATCAATCTGGGCTGCTATGCTCTGGAACGGTATTGCTATGCGCATAACTGACCTGCCATTGCTTCTTATTAGCTTATTTATTAAGCCGATCCTGAAGGTATTCGAGCCATCCGAGCTGACGTCAATAAGTCGATAGTTTACTTCTGTGCCTGAGAAGACATCAAAACCGACTAGAGGTATGGTGAAATTACCAAACTTTCCTCTGAACAGTGCAGCTACATCTACAAGAAGTTGCGGAGGAGCTGTTAATTTCTTTGGCCATAAAAGGTTCTCTATCACCTGTCGTCACATCCTTAGAGAACTAGAGTTGCGCGATACCAAGCCTAAATCCAGACATAAGATTAGAGTAGTAGACTTTGACCTTGACGATAACCTCAAGAGCTACAGTCGCATAATTGTCAAATATCTCGGGGAACTCAGTACCAATATCACCACTGGAGTTTTTGTAGTTGAAGTAAATGCTGTAGCCCGATCCAAGAGATGAGAACTGTTTCCCACCTTCAAGCTCGGAGCCCTCCATCTTGAAAAGATATTCATGCCCATCTGGCATACCCATTGGAGTCGGGAGGACCTTAGGTGGGTTTATCATCGATGCCGGTGATTTCTCAACGGTCTTATCTGGCGTACCCATTATGGGGGCCCCCCCGTACTCCATCCGTGACACTTGACCGACATGATCTCGGTTTCTAGGTCCTGGAATGGTACCGCTAGGGTAGCCATCACATAGCCTGAACGAGTTATGCCAGTTACGTCTGCTACGAAGCAAACCCTAAAGGTATCCGGGCCATCTTCACCGACACTGATAAGTCGATAATTCACTGCCTTGTTCTTAGACGAATGGTACACAAAACCTACTAGGCTTGTATTCATATTGCCGCCCTTGTGAAACAGCGACTCTACATCTACGAGAAGTTGCGGCGACACTGTCAGCTTCTTCGGAAACAAAAGGCTCTCTATCATACGTCGTCCTTAGAACACGATCTGTACGTCTACCAAAGAGTCTAAGTCTTTATTTTTTTTTCGTAAATGGCCGGGAGGACTGGTGCTAACTGTTCCGACGTTCGCCACATTGACACCCTTGAGGTTGCGAAAAGGGGGTATTCAGTCCTCCCGATGTAGATGGACGCCCAGATCGGTCACCAGGACAAGCCAGCGGAAAAAGGGCAAAGGACCACCGTACTCATCAAGGTGCCCGTATCCGGGCGTCTTGGATATCTTACCACCGCTGGTGCTTGGGTGCATTATTCTTTCTCGAGAATAATCATGACGCAAAGGAAAGGCCCCCGAAGGATCAACTCCTCCGAGGGCCACCGTGTCTGCAAGGATCGCAGTCTAGTTCCCGGTCGACCGTATCCCCACAGGAGAAATGATAACACCGACTGCTTTGAATGTCATTATTCTCGAAAAAGAATAATAGAGCACGGAGTGACGGTGACAGGGCGATGGTAAAATGGACTCATCACTTGGAGGCAGAACTCCTCCATGGCGACTATAGCGTCCGTTCCCGGTCGGCTTAAAAGAGGCCAGTGAGTCTGAATAACCGAGGATTGAAGTTCCCCACGGAATGAACCCGTCTGTGTACGCATGGACATAAAGCGAGAGCCGAGGCTAAGCCGTGGGGATGCCGATGAGGTCCATGATCTCAAGGCGCGCCTCATCGCCGGGCGCGCACGGGGAGCCCTTCCCCGCAGGCAAAACGGGAGGGCGGATACCGGTCATGGACAGACCTTAACCTTATGTTCCTTGGAGGACGTGGTAGCAAGGCAGCCTAGAAAAGCTGAATAAGGGGATTACGTACCATAGGCGGAGCTATGCCTGTAGGCCATGATGATCTCAGTAAGACGTGCAGCAGAATCCGCGACAGCGGATTTGCAGTCACCCTTTGAGGTCACGGGGGATCGGGCAACAAGAACGGTTAGATGGCGGCGGATGGGTGGGGTAGCGATCTCAGTTACCCTCCCCCGCCATCTATACAAACATTTGAAATTAGATAAACAAAGATAAATTAGACAAACTTGATAGGCCGTGGAGGGTCGGGAAACCCTGGCCGCTTGGAAGGGTTCGTCCGTCCGCTTTTACTGTAAGCATGGTAAACAGGGTTCTTATGAGAGCTGGAAAAATTAGCGCGGGTAGA